TCCGCGCCCGTCCGTCCTCGCGCGTGCCTATCGGCCTCCGTGCGGGGACTCTCAATAATAAGGCGTCCCTCCAGCGGCGCAGCGCAGGGAAAGACGAGTACGGCCAACCCCTGGAAACGTGGGCCGAGTACGCCTCCGTGTGGTGTAACGCCAAGCTCGTAAGCGGCCTGGAGCACGCGGAAAGCGGTACCCAAGTAGGTATCGGGCGCGGCTCTATCCGTATCCGGTACAGGGCGGACGTAACCACGCAGGACCGTGCGGTTGTGCAGGGGATTATCTACAACATTGCGGCAGTCCTCCCGGACGTTGCTAGCCGCGAATACACGGACCTCGTTGTAACGGTCGGTGCAAACCTCGGGTAACTATGGCAACCGTTGAATCTATCGTGTACGGGGCGCTGTCCTCGCTCGCGGGCGGGGACGTGTTCCCGGACGTAGCACCGAGCGGCCAAGCCCAAACGGGCCGCCCTTGGATCGCTTATCAAGCGGTAGGCGGGCAATCGCTCGCTACCGTGGACTCCGTAACCCCTGCCCTCCGTAACGCACGGGTGCAAGTCTCCGTATACGCGCACACACGCAAGGAGGCGGCGGAGCTAATGGAGCAGTGTTTCCAGGCCCTAGCCAACCCCACAGTACGCGCCGTACCCATCGGCGCACCCGTTAGCACGTTCGAAGCGGACACGCTCCTTTATGGCTCGTCCCTCGATTTTTCAGTTACCTATAATTAAGGACTACACATGAGCGCTACGCCCTCTACGGCTATCTCGGCACAAGGTACCAGCATTCAAATTGACACGGGCACTAGCGGTACGCCCAACCTCGTAGCGATTACGAACGTTTCGGATATCTCGGGCTTTGACGGCAAAGCTACAGAGATTGACACGACGAGCCTTACCTCTGCCGCCAAGGAGCGCGTCCTCGGTTTGCAGGATTGGGGCCAAGTTACGCTCTCGGCGTTTATCAACCTCAAAGAGGCGTCGCACGCGGCCCTCCTCGCGGCTAAGAAAGACGGCAAGGTACGCAACTTTACGGTAACCCTGTCGGACGGCTCTAAGCTCGCTTTCGCGGCGTTCGTTACCACGTTCCCGATTGCGGCCAAGGTGGACGCGGCCCTTACCGGCTCTATCGTCCTTACCGTTACTGGCGATATTACCGTTACCGTCGCGTCGTAATGGACCAAGAGGCACATATTGAGCGCATGGTGCGCCTTGCAATGGAGGACCTCCAACGCAACGGCGTTCCTGTGATTAACCAATTGCTCCGGGAGGCGCGCGAGGCCGCGCCCAAGGTATGCAGTTTTGACGAAGGGTGCGAGTCCTGCCAATGAATAAAGAACAGTTTTTCGCGGCGGTTGCTGCGGAGGTCAAAGAGGTAGAAGTTAAGGCCCTCGGCGCGGTGCTCCGGTTCAAGGTCCTCACGGGAGAGGCTCGGGATAAGTTCCATGAGCTTATGGGCGCGGGCGATAAATCTGCCTCGCACTTTGAGGCGTCTATCGTGGCCGCTACTGTAGTTAATGAGGACGGCTCGCCTATGTTCTCGTCTGAGGACGTGGCTACGCTCAAGGCGTCTAGCGCTACGGCGGTTGCAGAGGTTGCCAAGGTAGCAATGGACGTAAACCGTATCGGCGTCTCTGCCGAGGAGCAAGCGGCAAAAAACTGAGGGCGAGTCCGGAGCGCTTAATGTGGTTCCGGCTCGCTAAAGAACTTGGTATGTCCGTGCGGCGGTGTCAACAGGAGATTAGCTCGGCGGAGTTCGGGGAGTGGATAGCGTTCTACTCAATCGAACCGTTCGGGGACCGCTACGCGGACCTCCGCGCGGGCGTTGTGGCGTCTACCGTGGCTAACGTCAACCGGGGCAAGGACACGCCCCCGTTTAGCCCGCTTTCCCTAATCCCGTGGGCGCAAGAGCCTAAGGACGACACGCCCCCGCCTGCGGAGGCCGTGGCGGCTATGTTCGGGGTCAACCTCACGGAGGCCAAGGCGTCCGGACAGAAAACATTCGTGATTAAGCGGAGGGCAAGTGGCTAAAAACACAATCACAGTTGAGAACCCCTCCGCCCTTACGGACGTTCTCGCTAACGCGGAGGTTGCTACCTCTGAGTCCGCTTTGCGGCAAGCGGCTATCGCAGGCGCGCGGGTGTTCTACCGCGAGATTAAGGTTAGGGCTATGCCCCACTACCGTACGGGTGTTCTTGAGAACTCTATCCGTACGGTTTTTGTTCCTGAGGACTCCGTTACGGGCGAGGTTGCTACCTACGCGGTAACTATTAATCAAGACGCATGGTATGCGCGCCTGTTGGAGTTCGGTACTTCAAAGATGGCAGCAAAGCCATTTATCCGCCCTGCTTACGAGGCCAAGAGGCAGGAGGCGGGCCAAGTCGTAATAAACACAATTCAACAGGCGGTGAACAATGGCGGACAATCGCACAACAGTTAAGGTTACTGCGGACGCTTCCGGCTATACCGCCGAGTTGGACCGCGCCCGTAGGTCCGCGCAGCAATTCCAGCAAACGCAGGACCAAACGGCGGACAGAATCCGCACCGCGCAGAGCGCAATTGCAGAGGCAGCTACGAATGGCTCCAACGCGTCCGCGCGAGCAATTAACTCGTTCGTTAGCCAACTCCAACGCACGGCGGCTACGGCAGGACAAACGCAGGCCCAAATCCTCCAACTCCGGGCCGCGCAACTAGGCGTTACGGACTCGGTATCCGGATACATTAACGCTATCCAGCAAGCTAGCGAGCACACGCACCAATTCAACCTCAACACCACAGCCTCTCGCCGAGAGCTTATGGTGCTCGCGCACGAGGCCTCGCAAGGTTCGTGGTCTCGGTTCGGTGGGTCCCTTATGGTGCTCGGGGAGCAGATGGACGTTATGCGTCTGATTATGTCCCCGCTCGGTTTGGCTTTCACGGCTACAGCGGGTGCGGCCTACCTGTTCTTTGAGAAAATCCACGAAGGCGCAAAGCAGGCCGAGGCGTTCAATAAGGCTATCGCGGCTACGGGCGGGTACCTCGGGTTGTCTACCGAGCAACTTATGGCAATGTCCAACGGCCTCGCTACCACGTATGCAGGCCTTAGCAACGCCCGGGAGGCTCTCGCACAGGTAGCGGCCACGGGCGCATTTACTGCGGACAACCTCCAACTCGCCACACAAGCGGCCCTCGCTATGTCCTCGGATATTGGCGTAGGCACGGACAAGGCGGCGGAGTCCCTCGCAAAGATTCAAGACGGCGTACTCAAGTGGGTTGAGGAGTACCAAAAAGCGCATCACACGTTTAACGCGGCGCAGATTGAGGAAATAGAGAACTTCGTTAAGCTCGGGGACACCGCAGGCGCTACCGGCGTCATTATGCGGGGTCTAGTAGGCGCGCACGCGGAGATTCAAGAGGACGCGGATAAGCACATGGGCGCGGTGCAACGTTGGTGGACCGATTGGGCCAACATTATTGCACGCGTCAAGAACGCTATTGCGGGTATCGGCGTCCCGGACGGTATCACTAAGCAGGTTGGGGACCAACTCGCGGTAGTTGAGGCCACGCAGCGCAGTATCAACGATCAGCGGCGCATGGGCAACCTTGCGGCGGCTACGGCGGCGGAGCGGCAACTCGCAGTAGAAAAGCAAAAGCTAGACGTACTCCGCAATCAGCAAGCGGAGGAGTTCAAGGCCCAAAAGGCTAAGGAGGCCTCGGCCAAGAGCGGGGACCAACAAGTAAACCTCGGCTCGTACCTACGCTCCGATAAATACGCGAGTTCCGGCCAGAAGCACACGAACGAGCTTACGCAAGAGAATGAGGCGTTCGCCAAGGCTACAAAGGACCTCGATAAGAATAGCAAGGGGTACCAAGACGCCCTCAAACGGCACTACGACAACGTAGCAAAGATTGACGAGGACTACGCCAAGGCTAACCGCAAGCACGGGGCTAATCCTAACAACGCTATCAATAGCGCGCTCGCGGACGAGAAAAACCGCATGTCCGCTATCGAATCGGCGCGGCGGGACGCGCTCTCGCAGGCTAAGGCGGACTTTGACACGGGCCAACTCCAGTACCAGGATTACTACGCCAAGGTACGGGACATTAACCTCAAGGCGTACGACGAGGAAATTTCTATCCAGCAAAAGCGGGTAGACCTCGCCTCGCAAAAGAAAGAACTTGCGGCCCGCCAAACCGCCCTCGGAGAGTTGCAGAAACTACAGGCCGCCCGCCTCAAGGCGGAGAACGACTACACCCGCGCCATTGCCGAGCAACAGCGCAAGCGGCAAGAGCAAGTCTCTAAGTACCGCACGCAGCAAGAGGCAGTCCTCACCCGCAACGCGGCAACGTATCAGGGCGAGGACGATACGCGGTTTATGACCTCGGACCAAGCGGCGCAGTACAACGCCGAGTTACGCCTACGCGAGAACTTCTACCAGGAGGTTGCCAAGCTCCGCGAGGAGTACGACTCTGGTAAGTCCGATCAGGCCATGTTTGACGAAAAGGCGCAGATTGCGGTAGACGCATATAACGCGCAACTGTCGCAACTACGGGACCACTTGCAGCGAGAGCAGGCTATCCGCGAGGACTTCAACGCGCAAATGGGCCTCCAACTCGTCCAACTCTCGGGCAACGGAAAGACCACGGCGCAGACTATGGCCGAGGGGTTCTCTACCGTTTGGTCTACGGCTAACTCCGCCCTGGAGAGCTTCGTTACCACGGGTAAGTTTAGTTTCTCGTCCTTTACCTCGTCAGTTATGGCGGACCTCGCAAAGATTGCCCTCCGCATGGCGGAAATGTCTATCTTTAAGAGCGTCGCTACCTCGTTCGGTTACAGCGGATCATTTCCGGGGTTCGCGGACGGCGGCCATATCGTAGGCGCAGGCTCGGGAACTAGTGACTCTATCCCGGCCATGCTCTCTAACGGGGAGTTCGTGGTTAATGCGGCCTCAACCAAAAAGTATCGTTCGCTCCTGGAGTCGATTAACTCGGGGCAGGCGCAACACTTTGCCACTGGCGGGGCCGTGGGTTCGTCCTCGGGCGGCGGGGCTAGCTCAGGCGGCACTACGCTTAACTTGTCCCTCGCGGGGAACGGCGGCGGCCTTACACAAGAGGACCTCGTGGCCCTCGCCCCGGCTATCCAATCCCTGATTGATAAGCGCATGGCGCAGAACATGAGGGGACAGGGCGGGTATGCGTACCAGCAACGCTACGGCCAAATCTAACAGGAGCACATATGGCAACCCAAACATTTACATGGGTCCCGCTCGTAGACCCTACGGGCACAACCAAGTTTATTACGCGGGTTGCTCAGTTTGGGGACGGCTATTCGCAATCGGTACCGGACGGTATCAATAACAAGGCGGATAGTTGGCCCCTCACCTTTACGGGTAACTCCTCGCTTATCTCGCCTATCAAGGCATTCCTAGACACGTCGCAAGGGAGCACGTCCTTTTACTGGACACCGCCTCTCCGCTCGCAAGGACTGTTTAGGTGTTCTGAGTACGCCGTACAGCCGCACGGCGGCGGCCTCTACACCCTTACGGCTACTTTCTCGGAGGTCTTTAGTTAATGTCAGCACTACAAACCGTAGCTTTTGGCGCGGCCTCGGACGGTAGCCAAGGGGACGCAGTACGCACGGCCTTTACAAAGCAGAATAGCAACGTAGCGGTATTGCAGACACAGGCTACCCTTGTGTCTCAACCTACGCTTACGGCTACGCGCTCCCTTACCAAGGCGGACATGGGGACGCGGGTAGCGTTTAATTTCACGTCTGCTAAAAGCATCCCCCTACCGTCCGCCGCTACGTGCACGGCGGATAGTGTAATCCTGCTACGCAACCTCGGCGCGTTCGTAGTAACGCTCACGCCCGCTAGCAGCACGTCCGACACCTTAGCACTAACCAAGCTAAACCCCGGAGAGACCGCCCTCCTAGACGTAGACGGTGTATCCGCCTGGACTGTAGTAATGCGCGGTAGAACTAACGCCGATAACGAGGTAGTAAACGGTAACTGTGCGGTCGGCGGTAATGAGACCGTTGGCGGCACTTTAGGGGTAACCGGAGCAACCACCTTGTCCGCCCTCACGGTCTCCGGGGTGTCGTCCTTTGGTTCCTCGGGGCAGGCGTCTATCTCTGCGGCGGGCGCTTACTCAGGCACTACCGGGACGTATTCGGGTAACGTTAGTGCGGGGTCCCTCACCGCCCCTAGTCTAACGAGCAGCGGCGCACTTGCCCTTGCTTCGTCCGCTAACATAGTTACGCTGGCCTCTAACGGTGTGGAGCGGGTGCGTGTTGATACGAACGGGGCGTGCCACATTGCCGAAACTACGGCGTGGTCCTCCGGGAACATGTCCGTTAGAAACTCCTCTGCAAACATTTGGGCGGCCAGTGCTTACGCATCTACGCAGAGCGGCGGGTGTTTCCTGGCTCGCGTCGATGCTACGGCTACCCCGTTCGCGGCGTTCTTTTTCGGTACTAGCAACGTAGGCACTATCAGCACGGGGAACGGTACTAGCACGTCTTACAACACTACGTCAGATTACCGCCTCAAAACAAACTACGTCAGACTCCCGGACGCGGCAACCACCCTAAGCCGTATTTCGTTCTATCAAGGTGAGTTCAAGGCCGCCCCCGGCGTGCTCGCGCATTACGTGATTGCACACGAGTTGCAAGAGGTTGTCCCCTCGGCGGTTACCGGACAAAAGGACGCGGTAGGCGATTGGTTCCCCGTGTACCGGGACGGCTACGACCCGGAGAACATCCAACCCGAGGATATTACGGGTATGGAGCAGGAGATTATCCCGCAGTCTGTGGATTACTCCAAGCTAGTGCCTCTCCTCGGCGCGGCACTGCAAGACGCCCTCGCCCGTATTGCCGTCCTAGAAAGTAAGGTGTCCGCATGATTACGGCGGACGTCCAGCTACTAGAACCGGGCAATCTAGTAGAACTCTTTGCGGTTGACTGTACGGAAATGGGCGGGGACCTCTTGCGGTTCCACGCTCACCTACAGTCCGGGCCTATTGTGTGGCAAGGCAACACGTACAGCGCGTGGCCTATAACGGCCTCGGGCTTTGAGCGCACAGGGGCAGCTACGCAACCCTCCCCGACTATCACGGTAGGCAACGTAGACGGGAGTATTTCGGCCCTGTGCATCGCGCTCGCGGACCTCGTGGGGGCCAAGGTTAAGCGGCACCGCACGTTAGTTAAGTACCTGGACGGGCAACCAGGGGCGGACCCCACGGCAGAAATGCCGGTAGAGCTTTGGGTTATCGAGCAAAAGACAGGGGAGACTAACCTCCAGGTTGAATTTACGCTCTCATCCGTGCTGGACTTCTCGGGCCGCCAACTCCCTGCGCGGCAGGTTGTAGCTACGCTGTGCCAGTGGGATTACAAAGGTACGGAATGCGGGTGGTCCGGGAGCACGTACTTTGACAAGGATAACAACCCTGTTGCGGACCCTAACCTAGACCGTTGCGGTAAGCGGCTCTCTAGCTGTAAATGCCGGTTCGGGGCAACCTCTCCCCTCGCGTTTGGCGGGTTCCCCTCGGCGGGCCAGTCGGGGACGCAATGACGCTAACGGATAACCTCCGGGCCGCAATCACAGAGCACGCCCGCCGTATGTATCCCCGGGAGTGCTGCGGATTCGTCATACGTGGGCGCTACTTCCCGGTACCTAATGTTTCGGCTACGCCGTGCGAGGCGTTCTCTATTTCCCCGTCTGATTGGTCCGCTATGGAGGACCTCGGGGACATTGAGGCCGTAGTCCACTCTCACCCGGACGGGCGTCCTTTTCCGAGCGCGGCGGACTTTGACGCACAAGCGGCTACCGGCCTCCCTTGGGTAATCGTGGCCGTATCCCGGGATTACCTAGAGGGGTTCTATGTGTTCGGAGATTGACGCGCCCTTAATCGGGTGCGAGTTCGTCCACGGCTCGCAGGACTGTTACGGCCTCGTGCGCCGTTGGTACTGGCAGGTCCGGGGTGTGGCCCTGCGGGACTTCCCGCGCTCCGCTGATTGGTGGAATGACGGCCACTCGGATTTATACACACAGGGGTACGCCCTCGCGGGATTCGCGGCCCTCCCGCTCGATACCGCCCCCGAACCCGGGGACGTTCTGCTTATGCGAATCGCTAGCCGCAACGGGGTTCCTAACCATGCGGCGGTGTACTTGGGCGGGGACACGATCCTCCACCACAAGTACGGCGGCCTCTCCATGCGGGAGGGACTCCCCCGATACCGCGAGCGCGTTACCCACATTTTGAGATTTTCAGGCATCGACAACTAGCCGGTTTTGGCGTGGTTTTCGCTTCTAACTATTTGATTCTACACGCTATTGTCTGGTCGACGACCTAGCGTTTTCGGGGAGACTATGACGGAGAAAGTTAGAACTATCCGGTTGTACGGCAAGCTCGGGGCCAAGTTCGGGCGGGTGCATCGGTTCGTAATCAACTCGCCCCGGGACGCCCTGCGCGCACTTATCCGCATGGTCCCCGGCTTTGAGCGGGAGCTTATGACGAGCGCGGACCGTGGCGTTAGTTACGCCGTGTTCGTCGGAAAGCGGAACGTAGACGAGAAAGAGCTAGCCTACCCGAGCGGGGACGATGACGTACGTATTGCGCCGCTCGTCGGCGGGCGTAAGTCTGGACTGTTCGCGGCTATCGCGGGCGTGGTCCTGTTCGCTGCGGGCGCTATCTCCTCGGTCTACGGCAACCCGTACGCGGGGCAAATGATGTTTATGGGCGCGTCCCTCGCGTTCGGCGGTATCTCCCAAATGATTAGCGCGCACGCAGCGGCTAGCAATGGGTCCTCGGGCGCTACTAAGACGAGCTACTACTTTAACGGTGCGGATAATGTCACCTCGCAGGGCGGCCCCGTCCCGCTCCTCTACGGGCGTATGCGCGTAGGGAGCACGGTCCTTAGCAACGGGACCCAATCAATAGACACTTAACGTAAAGGGTGGAGTATGCCGACACAGGCCGATGATAGCCTTAGTAGTACTGCCTATGCGCAAATTCTGGACCTTATCTCGGAGGGTCCTATTTATGGTCCCGCGAGTGGTTCCCTCGGCCAGTCTGTGTACCTCAACGATACCCCGCTCAATAACACGGACGGGACGGCTAACTTTACGGTTAGGCAGTTGGATTACCGCCCGGGTGCGGTAGACCAAACGTACATTACGGGCTTTGATAGCACGGCAAACGAGGTAGGCGTAGGCGTTGAGCTTAAGGCGTCCGTCCCGTGGGTTCATACGGTAACTAACCTCACTCTCTCCGCCTTGCGTGTTACGTTGAGCGTTAGCTCGCTCTCCAAGACGGACGCGAACTCGGGGGACGTTAGCGGCTATCAGGTTGCCTACCAAGTGCAACTCTCGATAGACGGCGGGGCCTTTAATACTGTCGTTGATACGTCATTCAACGGCAAAGCGTCCTCTGTGTACCAACGCTCGCACCGTATTGAGCTTACGGGCGCGGCCTCGCAGTACGCCGTTAAGGTAATCCGCCTGACTGCGGACACCTCGGACGTGTATATCCAGGACACGACGAACGTAGTTAGCTACACGGAGTTGACGGACGCCAAGCTCCGCTATCCTATGAGCGCGCTGTGCGGGCTACAGATTGACGCCTCGGAGTTCTCCTCGGTCCCTACCCGCTCGTACGATATGAAAGGGTTGCTCATTAAGTACCCGAGCAACTACAACCCGACTACCCGCACGTATGCGGGAACGTGGGACGGGACATTTACTACGGGCTGGACGGATAACCCCGCGTGGGTTTTCTATGACCTCGTGTTGAATACCCGGTACGGTATGGGCCGTTGGGTAGACGCGAGCATGATTGACCGGTATTCGCTTTACCAAATCGCTCAGTACTGCGATGTTTCAGTATCGAACGGCAAGGACGGTACGGAGCCTCGCTTTACCTGTAACTGCTACATTGCGTCCCGCGCGGACGCGTTCAAAGTGTTGCAGGACTTGGCTAGCGTGTTCCGGGGTATGGCGTATTGGACTGCGGGACAGGTTGCGGCTACGTGCGATATGCCTATGGACCCGGCCTACGTGTACACGGCGGCTAATGTCATCGGCGGCCAATTTAAGTACGTAGGTTCGTCCCTCAAGACGCGCTATACGTGTGCGTTGGTTACGTGGAATGACCCGGATAACGCGTACGCACAGGCGGTGGAGTACGTGGAGGACTCGGACGGTGTAGCCCGGTATGGCCTGAACAAGGCGGAGGTTACCGCGTTCGCTTGTACCTCCCGGGCGCAGGCGCAGCGCGTAGGCCAGTGGACGCTCCTTACATCACGGTACGAGACCAATACGGTTACGTTCTCCGTAGGCCTGGACGGCACGCTGTGCCAACCAGGGCAAATTATCGCAGTGGCGGACCCTGCGCGCGCAGGTAGGCGTACGGGCGGTCGTATCAAGGCCGTAACGAGCGGGAGCAAGGTGACCCTTGACTCCGTGCCTACTGTTGCTGTGGGCGATACGCTTACCCTCGTCATGCCTAACGGCGTGGCTAGCTCGTCTACGGTGTCGGCGGTTTCCGGCGCACTTATCACGGTCTCCCCTGCTTTCTCGACGGCACCGCAAGCGGGTTCCGTGTGGATGCTTGAGAGCGCTACTCTTAAGTCCCAACTGTTCCGCGTGGCCTCCGTTGCGGAGAAAGACGGTATCTCGTTTGAGGTTACCGCTACGCAACACGAACCGGGCAAGTACGCGGCCATTGATAACGGCGCAGCTATCGACGTGCGCCCAATCACGGGCAACACCCTTACGGTCCAGTCCGCGCCCGCTAGCGTAACGGTCTCGCAGTATGTGGTAGTAGACCAAGGCACGGCCAAAACCAATATGACTATCTCTTGGTCCGCTGCGCCTAACGCGGTCAAGTACACGGTACAGTGGCGCAAGGATAACGGGGACTGGATCACGGCGGGCGTTACGGGCGGCCTCTCGATGGACATTACCGGGATTTACTCCGGGTCCTACACGGCGCGCGTTAAGGCTACGAACGGGCTAGACATTAGCTCGGTCTACACTTACTCGTCCCTCACTGCCCTTACGGGCAAGACGGGCGCACCGCCTACGGTTGCCTCGCTTACCGCGTCTACTGACAAGGTGTTTGCGGTAGACGTTACGTGGTCATTCCCGAGCACGGCAGGAGACACGGATTACGCTGAGCTTTATTACAGCCACACGGCGAGCTTCTCCTCCGCTACGCTGCAAGGCCGCTACAGCTACCCCACCACAAAGGCTACCCTCCTGGGCCTCGCTGCGGGCTACGATCTGTATTTCTGGATTCGGCTTGTAGACACCACGGGGAACGTAGGCGCGTGGTTCCCGGCCAGTACAGGCGCGGGCGCACACGGACAGTCCTCGGCAGACGCGGCGGCAATCCTCGCTTACCTCACTGGACAGATTACCCAAACCCAACTCGGCCAAGACGTTCTCGGCCCGGTTCAGGCGGTTGCGGGTTTGCAGACGAGCGTATCGGCTAACGCTGCGGCTATCACGAAAGAGATTACAGACCGCACTACCGCCATTGCTAACGAAGCGGCGGCACGGGGCGCGGCAGTTACGGCGGAGACTACGGCCCGACAGGCGGCGGATACCTCCCTCGGACAACGTATCGACACGGTTACGGCCTCGGTTAATTCGAACGCCTCCGCGATTCAGGCGGAGCAAACGGCAAGGGCTAACGGGGACTCGGCTAACGCCACGGCTATTACCGCCCTTACGTCTACTGTCGGCACGAAAACTACAACTTTCCGGCAGTCGATCACGCCGATTGCACAAGCGGTCGGGGATACGTGGGTAGATACCGGCAGTACTAACCTTATCCGGTGGTCTCAGGACCTTTCGCAAAGCGTCTGGTCCAAGCAAGCCTCCGGAACGGGCGTAGCCCCGGTAGTTACTGGTAACTACGCAGCGGCCCCAGACGGCACGGCTACGGCCAGTCGCGTGGTGTTCAATAGGGGTACGGGCACCGCGAGCACCGACTATAGCCGCATATCGGAGAACGTCACTACCGTGACGGGCCAACCTTACACCATCAGCGTGTGGGCGCGGTCCTCGGACGGTACTTCTACATATAAGCTGCAAATGAGCCTTAACGGCGCAAATGCAACGGTTATTACGGTAGGGCCCACCTGGACTAGGTACTCTGTTGTCCTCGCGGCGGCATCTGACACTAGCCGCATTTTCCGCTTCGACACTCAGGGTAGCGCGAGCACCACTAGCCAAACGGCGGACATTCTCCTGTGGGGCGCGCAGCACGAACAGCAAGCGGGAATGGGCCGCTACATTCCCACCACGTCCGCAAGCGCAAGCACGGTTGGTAATAACGCCCTCCTCGTGTGGGACGGCTCCGTGTGGCAACTCTCGCAGGACGCGGCTATCCCGGCTAACACAGCGGCTATCGCGTCCGAGGCGTCCACGCGCGCCACGGCGGACTCTGCGTTGTCTACCCGTATTGATACGCTCACCTCCACGGTAAGCGGCAACACGGCGGCTATCACTGCGGAGCAGACGACGCGCGCCAGTGCGGATAGCGCTCTGAGTGACCGTCTAACTACGGTGGAGGCCACGTACGTTACTCCGCCTATGGCGGGAGACCCGAGCGGTTACGCGGGTTCTCCCACGGTCTACGCGGGTGTGTATTCCGAGCAATCCGCGCGAGCGGAGGCGGACCTCGCGTTGTCCATTAAGACGGACACGGTACAGGCGCAGATAAGCACGTCCTCCGCCAATCTTACCGCTATGGTAAATACGGAGACTACCGCACGGGTTACGGGGGACGCGGCTAACGCCTCGGCTATCACTACCGTACAAGCCAACCTAAACGACACCAACGCGGCGGTCCAGACCAACGCAACGGCGTACGCGAACCTTAACGGCCAGTTGTCCGCCTCGTACACGATTAAAACTCAAATTACTACGGGCGGTCGTACCTACATTGCGGGCATTGGCGTGGGTATTGATAACACTAGCGGTACGGTTGAGTCTCAGGTTTTGGTAGCGGCGCAAAAGTTCGCAATCCTAGATAACACGGGCTCGGCGGTTAGTTCCCCGTTCATTGTCTCGGGCGGGCAGGTGTTTATGTCCTCCGCGTTCATTCAAGATGCGTCTATCACTAACGCGAAAATCTCGGGCGTCATTCAGTCCAACTCAGTGGGGGCTAACGGACAACCGCGTTGGGTTCTCGATAAGAACGGAGTATTTACTATGAACGGTGCTAACTCGGGTTCCGGCTATCTGACTATCACGGATTCTCTCGTGTCCGTCTATGACGGTAACGGAGTACTCCGCGTGCGTTTGGGTCTCTGGTAATGGCGGCGGGCTTGCAACTATGGGACGCCTCGGGGAATCTTATCCTTGACGCGTCCCACCGCATCATGCGGATTATCGATGTTGTGTACATCAACGGCGGGAATAGTAGCCGCTTTGACGCCCGTATGGTTAGCGGCGGCTTCGTATCGTTTCAACCGGACGCGTACATAGGTTGGCTTTCCGGGGGTCTAATCCACCCCCAATTCTCTTTCAGCGGCGGTACGCTTAGTTGGACGTACGCGGCCAAGCATAGCACCCAATACGATCAGTACGTTAATGGGTACGTCTTTTACGGGGCCTATTGATGACGGCGGGATTTCAAGCGTTCAATGACGGCGGCGTTTATCAAATTGACGGAACCACTATTAATTTAGTGCGGCGTCAGTTAATCAGCGTCACTACAAGCGCGGGCGCACTCGATATGGGTAAGAACAACGCGGGGACAATGAACACCAACACGGCTAGCGTAGCTACGGTGTCATTCTCTGCGGTTACTCCTCTGCTCGTTATCTATAGCCCCAACCGCCCCGCCGCGATTATGAAATGCCTCAACACGGGTACCAACTCGTGGCAGGCGCAGATATGGACGTACGCGGGTAATGACACCGTGGAGTTACACGTATTCGATAGGGCGGACGCTGCGGCCCCTGCGGGTGCTGGCTTTGGCCTCCAGGTTTTCAACGAGAGCGGTGTTCTAGTGGCGGATGCTCGGCAGCGCGTGGCGCGGGTACTGGACGTACAGGCGGGGAACATTATTGGTGTTGGCGCGGATTGGGGACAATTCACAAGTAACGATAGCCAAGTACAGAGCTACTCTTACGGGGTGTCAAAGATTGGCGTAGGCGCAATGCTCACGCCCTTTACCTGCGCGCCCAACATTTACTACCGCACCCAAGGCTACCAGACCAACGGCGGCACTATCTCCCGGCAGTGGAAAGTAACCACCCTCGGCGGCGTTACTCCCGGTAACGAAAACTGTTTCGGGTCTCAATTCGATTGGCGGTTTATGGCCGTTGATCTTAGCTACATGTAATCCAAGTTAAACCTGATAGGCCCTCGCGGCCTGTCCTCGGAGATTCTATGAGTATTTTCTCGCAAGCTGCGGACAACGCGGCGTCCGGGGGCAAGGTTGTTACGAGCATTGCGGGCACGGCTTACGGCCTATCCTCGCTACCTCTTAGCACTTATGTCTCCTTTCTCACGCTCGTACTCACCCTTTTCTACCTGTACAACGCCCTGCCCCGGCTCTGGCGTACTACCTTGGCCCTCAAGCGGGGCCTCGTAGACAAGGATTGGTCCCTGTGGCAATCCCTCGGCAACCAACCGACTCCGACCAAGGAGGACTAATGTTTAAGACGGTTCTTGAGCGTGTCCTCGTGGTGGTGCTCGGGGTCCTCATGGTCGCAGGCGCGGCCCTAGGGATTTATGCGGCGGCCCAGCACAGCAAGATGCAGGCGTTGCAGATTGAACAGTTGCAGAAAGACGTAACGCAGGAGCGGGCGGCCACAACGGCGGCCCTCCAGGCGGCTAGCGCACTTGGGGCGGCCCTGGATGCTAAGGCGGCGGCACAAACCACCGCTACGCAGAACCACGCGGCCTTAACTACGCGCCTAGCCTCTGCGGTTGCTGCGGCCCCTGCCGTGGCGTCTACGGTCGTACCTGAGAGTTACTGGCTTGCAATCTACGGGGGAGACAATGCGAAATAGTCTCCTCCTGCTCGTGCTCCTCTCGGCTACCGCGTGTATGTCGGGGTGTGCGGCCCCGGAGGTCCGTACCGTGGTCCAGGTGCAGACACCTCCAGACTCGCTCCTCCAGGATTGCCAGCACGCGCCCCGCCCTGCGGATAACACGGTGTACGGTCTCCTCCTTGGGATTCGGGACGAGCGCGGCGTAGTGGAGTCGTGTGATTGGGCGGACAAGGCGGCCCTCCGCGCGTGGAAAGCTGGCGTTACGGCGGCCTCGGGGAAATGAGGTACACCTACCCCGTAGCCCCGTATGGTCTGAGGATTACTTACGTGGATAACCTCAAGGAGTTCCACGCCCTCGCCCCCGGCTACGATGGTCGGGGAGCGGCGGGAGCAACAGCCCCGGGAAAGGCGGCGGACTTCGTGTTAGGTGTGTTTGATAAAAGTTGGCTTACGCTCGTGCACGAGTGCGTACACGTGGCCTCGCTCCTGTTAGCCAAGGCGGGGATTGACCCGCAGAGTAACAACGCGGAACCGTTGGCCTATTTGGTAGACCATTTGGCGGCAGTTGGGGCCAAGCGGCTAGGCCTCCGGTAATGTCACACAGGCCGTTCCCACACATGCCATTTTATAAACCGTAAGTCGTTGATTCGCATAGGTTTTAACACACGACCATGTTAAGTCCTTCCCACGGCTAAATCCTTATAGTACACTGGACCCAAGCCCCATAAGGCTATCCGGGCCAAAATGGGTTGTGTGATTGCTACACAGGGTACAGGACAGAACATGAGCGAGCACCTAATCAGGCGGGGAGCGCGTTACTATTATAGGAGGCGGGTTCCTACCGCCCTCGTGAGTCTCTTAGGCAAGAAAGAGATACAAGAGGCCCTCGGCACGGCGGACCCCAAGGAGGCAGCACGCAAGGCCCGAGTAGCGGCGGCGCAGACTGACGCTCTATTTGCGCGGTTGCGCGCGGGGGCCTCCTCGGACCCGGAGGAGCGTAAGGCGTGGGCGGATCGTGCGGGGTGGGATGACATGCTGCCCCATGAGTGGGAGGACGAGAACGAGTCTACCGCCCTCTCGGAGGAAATGGAGGAGCGCGAGGCCCAACTCAAAGAGTATTTTGAGGAGACCCTTGAGCGGGTATTCCGGCGTATGCGTGAGGAGCGGCGGGACGACGCCCGCGCCCGCGCGGCGGGTATGCCTGCCCCGAGCGACGCGGAGGCCCGGGGATTCCCCGAGGTGTTGCAAGAGTGGCAAAAGCGGCGCAAGCCAACCCCCGCCACGGTTGAAAGTATGAACCGTACCCTCTCCCGCTTTTGGGACGTTAACGGGCGGCTATCCGTGCGCGGCGTAGCTAAGTCTCACGTCCTCGCGTTCCAAAAGCACTACTTGGACGCGGGTAGCTCCCCGGCCACGGTGCGGCAGCAAATTGGCCTCCTCAAGGCGCTACTCTCGGTTGCGGTCAATATGGAACTAATACGCTCCAACCCTGCGGCGGGCGTAACCACGGAGCTAGAGAAACACGCCAAGGTAGCCCGCCTCCCATTTACAACCAAAGACGTACAGCGGATCGTAGACAAGCTCCCGAGTTCCGGGGCGCGGTACTGGATACCCCTTATTAGCCTGTACTCGGGTATGCGCTTGGAGGAGATAGGCCAGCTAGCGCCCCCGGACGTAGGGACGGAGACTTACATAGACGCCCACGGCGCGGAGCACGCCGTACCGGTAATCTACGTGACTGACGAGGGAGAGGGACAGGGACTAAAGAACGCGGCCAGTAGGCGGCGGGTCCCCTTACACCCGGAGCTTGTGCGGCTCGGGTTCGTGGAGTACGCCACGGCGCAACAAGGCGCGCGCATTTTCTCGGAGTTGGGAAAGACAAAGACGGGCCGAGAGACTCACGGCTTTTCGCGGTGGTTCGGTGGGTTCCTGCGGACACAGTGCGAGATTACGGACAAGCGCAAGGCGTTCCACAGTTTCCGCCACCTGTTTAAGGACGTAATGCGGGAGCACGGCGTACCCGAGGACGTTAGCGACGCATTGAGCGGCCACACGAACGGGAGCGTTGCCCGGAACTACGGCGGTAACTACTACCCTCTCCGCCCGCTCGTGGAGGCTATGGGTCGCTACAAGGTGCACGGCCTTAAATTACCTGCGTGAGGTTGCTACGTGGGCGTCTACAGCGTCCTCGTAGTACTGCTCCGCGTCTTGCTGTATGGCCTCCGAGCACGCACGGGAGGCGTCCGTCTTGCAGCGTTCCGCCGTGTCGTTGAGTTGCGCCCTGGAGTCCTGCCGTTTCTGCACGGCGTAATATGCTCCGCGCCCGTTTGATACGTATCGCTCTCTACTGCGTGCTGCGTCGTTGAGACAGGGTTGAAATAAGACCGAGTTTTGTAGCGGCCCGCAAAGGCGTACAGAGGTCTGGTAATGGGCGTCCGCGCGCTGTTGTAGGTTAGCCTCCGCCTCGGGCGGGAGCGTGCTTTGCGCGGAGCAAGAAAGAGAGAGGCCCGCGAGAACGCAGGCCGAGAGGGGTTTAAACATTTGGCCTCCTAGGTGGAGGCCCATGCTATCACGCGACTAGTTACCGGCTTTCAGGGCCGCCGCAATCGGCGTGGCAATCGCGGTGGTCCATTGGTTCGTAAGCCACGCGTCCGGGGTGCGGCAGTCCGCGCCGAGGTGTCCCGCCGTGTACGTGTTCGTTACAACGTGCGTGTTCGGGTCCGTGACATACGCCATACCGTCAATCCCACCTACGGGGAACCCGCCCGCCTGTCCCGCCGCGTTGCCGATAGCCTCAATGAGGCCGTCCGCCGCCGTCCGTGCTCCCGACCCACCGTCCGCGATATTCGGAACGTCGCAGGTTGGGATAGGTTGAATCACAAACACGAGCTTACCCGAGACGTGCGCCCGCTGGATAAACACGTAGAGGTCTTGCCGAAACTGCGCGAGGGCCGCCACTTGGTTAGGGTCGTCCTTGGGCGTAACCATGTCGTCAAGTACGAAATTGACCACGAGGAACCCGTTGGGGTCCGTCTTAAATTGGTCGTCCGTAGGCGGGAGGCCGTTATTCTCACCCATGATAAGGGCGTGTAGCGTGGTCCCGTCCATTACCTGCGGGGTTACCGTGGCGGTTACGCCCTGCGCGGCTAGAGCGTCCTGCAAGGTCTGTACGGTCTCGGCGGCAGCGTCCGAGGCGGACTCGGGAGCGCTCGCGGCGGTGTCCGTGGCGGCCTTGGCCGAGGACTTAACTACGGTAGACCCGAGCGGATTACCGTAGAAAGACAAGGTAGGCTTTTTAATGACGGTGCTCGGGGCCGGGGAATCGCTCCCACCACCACCGCAGGCGGACAGGAGGGCAGCAAGGACGATACAGGCTGTACGTTTAAGCATGGTTTCTCTCAGGTTACAAAGTATTGCTGCCGAGTTAACGGCAGCGGGATTGTACTACTTTAGGGTGCATCGATTGCGGCAATACCTAGTTGCAACTGCTTGACAAATTCCTGTGCCTCCTCCTTGCGGATAAACAGGGTGTTGTACGCCCCGTTGGCAAACTGGAATTCTGCGTGTATCTCCTTGCGTTCAAGGGACACAGTTACGCGGGGCGTTACCGGCTCAGGCTTAATCGAATGCCGGATAAGGGCCTTACGGTATAGCAATAACATTCGGTACTCCTCACCTTTAGTTAGAGTTATCCGCTTGTGCTGCGGGGTATGCCTTAGGGCAACATACCCGCTACGCGGTAGGCGCAACGCTCCGCGCGGTTGAGAGAGCGGAACCGTGTAACCAACCCCTCCGGGCCGTGGACCTCGTGCCAACCTCCTACGAGTTCAACGCGGACGGTGTGGTATTCGCTTTCTACGGTACAGACAATCATTTGTGGTCTCCTACGCGGCCCTAGCCGCTGCGGGTTTGCGGGCAATCTGAATATTCCCCGGGAGGTGTACCACCACAGGGCCGCCCAAGGTGTCCGCAAGGTCTTGGGCCACTGCATCCAATAGATTCCGGATTAGCTCCGGGGTCGGTACGCGGGCCTTGCTGTAGGCCTCCGCCGCCGTAACTACTTGCTTGCGCATTAGGACTCCTGATCGCGTCCGAGGGCTTGCTTGGCGAGGCGCTCGATACGGTTGAGGTAAAGCTCCGCGTCATAGTCGGGACGAAACACCGCGTCCGGGTGCGTCAGTTCGAGGATTTGCTCAAGGGCCGCCGTCTTTTCTTGGAGGCGGGTTTCCTTTCGGATGCGTTCCGCGATTGCCTTAGCCAACTCCTCGCCCTTAAGTCTCGTTGTCATTTCGTTACTCCCGGTTAGTTCGTTGCGTTGGATTGAACTTTACGCGGGTACACTTTTGCTGTCAACTATCAAAACCAAATATTTTCACGAGGTAACGTATGGTACTTAACAAACGCCTCATTGCGACTATCGCGGGCGCGTCCGCCGTGGCTATCGCTACCTTTACGGCAGGCTTTGAGGGACTCGCTAACAAGGTGTACCGGGACCCCGTAGGCCACATGGCCGTATGCGTGGGCCACGATAGCTACGCCCCGGACGGCTCCCCGCTCAAGCTGGGGGACGCGTACACGGACGACCAATGTAGTTCTATGTTGGGTTGGGATTTGCGGACGGCGGGAGACGCAGTAGACAAACTTGTGCGTGTGCCGTTGAATGAGGGAGAGCGACTCGCCTACACCGATTTTGTATTTAATGTGGGTGCGGGCGCATTCGCTAAATCTACGGCCCTCCGCAAGTTGAACTCGGGAGACCGCGCGGGAGCGTGTGCGGAATTGCTCCGTTGGAACAAGGGGACGGTAGAGGGAAAACTCGTGGTCCTTAAGGGTTTGGACACACGGCGTAAGGCGGAGTACGCGGAGTGCGTGCGTTAGTCCAGTGTTGCGCCTATGTCGCGCATCCTAGCGTGTACCCGCTCTAACTCCTCGGGCGTAAGTGCAAGGCGGGCCGCTGCATAAAACAATCGGTCCTCTCCCATAACCCGGGGAGACTCGCCGCCCGTGTACTTGCGCCACTGTTGGCCGCCTGCGAGGGCGAATAGGTCGGACATTTCCTCGCTCGTCTTGCCGAGGGCGTCCTTGAGTTTGCGGAGGTCCGCCGCACTCGGAGGGGAGTAGGTCATAAGATAAAGCCCGCTTTCGCGGGCCTTGGTCATTAGGTGAGGAAATACTTGGAGAATGCGAGCGCTGCACCTATCAATCCGCTAGCCCATACAAACGGCATCCAGCGCATTTCAAGGTTTAACTTCTGCGTCTCGGCCATTAGTTTTGCAATCTCGGCCTCAGTCTTAACGATATCCAAGGGCTTCTCCATCTTACTTTCCTCTCCGTTTCCGGGGTTGCCGGGTTGCGCGAAGTGCGCCGCCCATGAACAGAATACTAGCCCCTTTTGGATCACTCCGCAAGGGGCTTTTGTATCAAAACCACGCGTACCCTGACTCCCGTACGGCGTTAAGGTCTAACGTACCGTACTCGGGCAACGGCAGGAGCTTCTCGCGTTGCTCGGGCGCTAGTGCTGCGGTTACTTGCTGCGTCCAGGCCCCGAGGAGGTCCTCTTGCATGAGTTCTACAAACTGCTCGCGGGTGCTCTCGAAAACGTCCTGACACTGCGCGAACGGTGCGCCGAATGAATCATGGACCATCCAGAAGTTACGGACGCCTCGGCGGTACAGGTCATTGACAACCCGGACCATGTGGCTAGCGTCTACCCCGTGTACGAAGTTCGGAGAGACCCCGGCCCGTTGGCCCTTTTTGCTCAATGTGTCCCTATTAACGTAAAATAGGCGGTCCCGCAGAACGTCATGCGTGCGCGTCCGCAACCGTATGGACTCCTCGTTGTATCGGGATTGCTCTACCTTGAGGCCCACGGGCGTACTCCACACGAGCGGGAGGTTAGCCTCCGTAAGCACGTCCGCCACGCCCTGCAAGTACGCCATAGCCCCGAGCATACCAGGCGCAACGTCCCCGAAACACTCATTGATACGGGCGGCCAACCATATACACTCCGCATCACTCGCGCCCGTCTTGGCCTGGACCTGCTCCCCGAAAGTGTACGTACCTGCGGAATACACCTTAGTCATGCTCGGGGACTTGAGTAGGTCTCGGTCAATAGCGTGTGAGGACCAAAAGCGGAGGTGCTCCATAGTCTCCGCGCTAGCCCCGGCCACGAGGCCGCATAGACGGCGCGTGAGGGCCTCGGCCATGCGCCCGTAGTAGTCGTCCCCGCGTTCGGTCGGAGTGAGATTAACCATAGCACCCGCCGAGGCGTCCCGAGTCATACCGGAGAGCATTTGCACGCCAGAACAAGAACCGTCCAGAGCACCCGCGAGGCGGCTACGGAACGCGTAGCCCTCTTGCGCTAGTCCGTCCCACTCTAGGCAGGCCGCCAAGAACTGATACGGCTTGTCCGCCTCTTGCCATGCCCGATTAGCTAGCGGGTCCCGAGCAACCGACAGGATAAGGTCCTCGTTCTCCCACGTCCACGCCTCGCGCTCCTCCGCCGTGCGGTTGACCTTGCGCCCGTTCTCTTTGAACTTATCCGCACCGTAGAGGTTGCAGAGGTGGATAGCGAGCCACTTTGCACCGTCCCGGCCCAACGGCGTACCGTCCGCGAACTCCAAGAGACCCTTACACAGGTCCGAACCCTGCGGGCTAATGATCGTCGTTGCCGGATACATACGGCCCCGCCAGCACAGATTCCACGGAAACCAATAGGCGTCCTCGTCCTTTAGTTCCTCAAACGCGTCTAGCGTCATGGCCGCCCGGATAAGCTCGCTGCGGTAGTTCGGGTTATCGTGCCGTTCCTCCAGTCTGTACCCGTTCCACTCCACGCCCTCCCGCTCTACTGCGTTCGCTACCTCCAGGACTCGCGCATTGGTGCGCCACGCGGTCCCCTGCAAGGCGTTGAGGGCGTCCGTAATCTCTCGGGACCCAACGGCCCTACGCACGCCCCGCACGGCCTGTACGCCCGCATAGAGGTACCCACCGTTGCACGCCTCGGGAGTCCACGGTACGGGCGGTACGAGCATGGGCTTACCCTCTAAGAACTCGCACAATGACGAGTCTACGAGGACCTCCTTGTAGAACTTATCAGTAGCCACGAGGTTATTAGTCTCGCGGGTTACGCTACCGAAACGGCGTTCTCCCGTTACCTCCTGGACCCACCCTGTAGCGTGGCAGAAGTAATCAATGAGGACGAGCGCGGCTTGTTCGTACCCGAGGCGTTTATGTGGGGCTATTCCCCCGGTAGCGCTCCTGAGGGCGGACCCAATGCGTTTAGCGGCAGTCTGTACCGGGCAACCGTCCAGTCGCATCATTTTCCCGAACGCGGCGGACATACCGGACCACGTAGCGGCCACGAGGTCTGAGACCTCCAGCGTATTGGCGGGGTTGCTCCCCTTGCCGTCAAACTGGACGGGCGCGGGCAATCCCTTGAGCTTGCGGGCCGTGGAGAGGGCCTTGGTAAAGTCTGCAATCCCGTTCTCGATTGAGTCCCGGCGCATGTGCGCCTCAGTGAGTTTGAGGGAGCTAGCGGCCTCGCGGCAGAGTTGACGAATAACGAGCACGCGCATAGCGTCCCCGCCCTCCGCTACCAAGCGGTCAACATGGCCCCGGGCGTAGGGGCGCTCGGTAGGGACGTTGGAGAGTTCTACAGCGTGCTTTGCGGCTCGTTGTGCTTGGAATGCGGAGAGTGCGGACATATGGCTAGGTACTCCTAATCAAGTAAATTCGTAGTAGTCGGCTGTAAGTTCTCGCTCTAGTTTCTCGCCCTCGGATTCCCCGAGATACTCATAAGCGGAGGCCATGCGGTTACCTGCCTCCTCCGTGTTACCTGTTTCGAGCGCTGCGGCTACGGCGTTGTAGAACTTGTCGTAATTGGTTTTCATGTTTAGTCTTTAATGTCGTGTTGTTTGCGGATAAGCTCGGAGATAAACAGGGCGTTGGTCACTACGTGGTCAATATGCAATTCCCCGCTCTCCTCGTCCCGCGAGGCGTGCCCGTGCTTACCCATTTCGTTCCAGTGGCGTTCAAAGGCGGAGCTATAGCGGTCCAAGCCCTCCTCTACTTCTCGCCAGGAATGCGCCGCGTATTTGCGTGCGCCGAACGTGAGGACACGGGCCACGCCCTCCAGCGCTCGGGCCATGCCGAAACGGAGCAACGAGAAACGGGGCTTACCGCCGTCAAACTTGAGACCGCCCGGGTTTGTGGTGTTCGCTACCTGCGGCGTAGTGACATACGGTAGGGTTACTGCGGGCGGCTCGTAATCCACGCACCCCACCAAATGGAACGGGGAACCAACCGGGCAATTACACGTCTTTGCGTCCATACTTTCTCCGCATCTTTTTGAGCTTGGCACGGAAGCGCTTTAGGTAGCGCTCCGCGTCTAGAACTTCGTTCTCCGCCAGTACAGCGAGGAGGGCCGCTACGTCTGCGGCCTCGTCGGTTACGTTCTTTTCGCCCTTATCGCCACGGGCTAATTTCAGGCAGGCATGAGCAAGCTCTACCGCCTCCTCGGCGGTGTGGTCTAAAAGGGCGGTCATGTTTAGCTGTAGTCCTAATTAAGAGACAAGGAGGTTTGCGCGGTGCGCCTTGGTGTTGGTCATAAGGCGGCCACGAGACCACGCCCCGCACCCTTGGCAGTGGTACCGGGTGTACTGGCCTACTTGTGTATGTCGGAGGCCCTTACGGATAACGTGCGTGCTCCCGCAGTTAGGGCATTTGTGCGCGCCCTCGGTCTCGTCGTCCCCGTAGTTCGCTACGTTCGGGTGTCCCTGCATCCACGGGCGGAGGATCAAGTAAAGCTCCTCCAGCGAGAGAACGTCCGCGATATTGTATTCGCGCATTTCGGCCCACGCCTCTTGATTCCCCGCGAGGCACTCGCGCCACAACGAGAACCCGGCAAACTTCCCGTGATTCTGTTTCTTGTGCGTCTTGCAGAGTTTGGCCGTGAGAAACTCCAACTTAGCCGAGGTCATAGCGAAGTGCTTACGGGCCTCCAAGAGCGTATCCACAACCTTAAACGGGGACGGCGGAGGCATACCGAGCAAGAGGAAACGTGCTTGGATTTTGCGTACGTCAAATTTCTTGCCGTTATGCGCTACCACAATGTCCGCCTTGTCCAACAGTTTCCACAACTTGCGGACAATACGTGTATCGTCCTCTTTGTCCCGCTGCTTACTGTTGTCCTCGTAGATAATCTTAGGATCATCCAACCACTTAGCGCAGAACGAGAGAATAGCCCACTCCTCTTTGATCTGATTAAGCCCAAGGTTTTGTTGCCACATGGACCACACGTAACCGAGCAAAGGACTCGTCTCAATATCTAGGCAAAGAATGCGGGGAGTGCTCATTTAGTTTCCTGTGTCGCGGCTTTCTTGGCCGCTCGGGTTGCTCGGGCTTTGGCGTTACGCTTAATGCGTGCGGCCTCTTTCTTTTCCTCGGGGGACTTATGCGTGTGGTGCAGTAGGAACGAGGGGTTATTGTTGAAATACTCGATATAAGCGGCGCAGCGGCGGAGGACTTCCGGGATAGGGAGACCCGTACCCATAGCCTTAGCCGCGTTCTCGATTTTCCCGAGGCGGGAGTTACACCAAGCTCCGAGGATTGCGCGGTGCATCCCCGTAACGTGGCAATGGTCGGCGGCGGCTTTATCGGGCGGGATATAAAACCCGGTAATCGGGTCCTTGCCGCCCTGCTCGGCTAACTTAGCGGCCCGGTACTCGGGCAACTTACTAGCCGGTAATTTGCTTAAGCTCATTTAGCCTCGTGGTTACGCGCTCCTCCAGACGGTAGATAGCATCGTCTATCGGGTGATGTTTAGGGAATGCCTCGGCAATGTTTCGGAGGCTTGCTTGTGCGTCCGTCCGCAACCACAGGAGGCCCGCTTGCTCAATGAGGGCGTCCGCCCACAGTGCGCCGTAGTGGTCCTCATACGCGGCCTGTACGCGGTCGTACGCGTCCTCAATGCAGGTAGTCCCGGCTAGGTACTTCTCGGCTCGCGCGGGTCCGCAGGCTTGCCCGAACAATCGCGGGAGGCCTGGTATGTTGTCCGCCGTATCGCCCTGGAGGAGTTGCAGATAGAACCATTTCGCGCCGTACTGGAGGCCGTCTACGCCGATAACGTCATAAGCCCCGGGCGGGACCTCGGTTAAGGTGTAGTCCATCCAATTGATATGCAAACCCGGGAGCATTCGCATATCCTTATCCCGAGTTGATATCACGGCGTTACCTTGGTGCGCGCAGTACGCTATCCCGTCGTCCGCCTCTCGCGTTACCCATACTTTCGGCTTGAACTTAGGCCCCTCGTAGGTCTCTAGGACCTCGCGGAGATACGCCCAATTCTTAGGTTTGCGTGAGGCGTTACGTTGGCCTTGGTACGCCTTAACCGTGGCGATAATGAAACGGTGCGCCTTGGTACACCCCGAGGCGGAAAGGTGGACTACTACGGACTCCGCCCCACAACGCAAGCGGGTTAGCTCGATACGATCGAAGGCGTTTTGGCGGGCGCGGCCTGCCTCGGTATCGTCATTGCCTGCCGAGAAGTACGCCATATAGTCCCCGTCCAAATGCAGGACGCGACCCGGGACGGTTGCCGGAAACAACAAGGCCCCAAACTGCGGGGCCTCTTGTGCTGCTTGCGCGATAACTGCGGCTAGTGCGGGGTTCACGGTCCGCCCGCTGCAACGTGGTCAAACGCTACGTGTAGGTCCTCCGCGCCGATACGCCTACGTTCGTACACAGCGGCACTCACCACCTCAAACGTAGAGGGGACCCGGGTATGTCCGCAAATCATGCGGGCCATATCCTCGGCGTACCATTTCATAGAGTGGTTATGCACCACGTAGACCACTCGCCTACCCGTAGCCGCCACGAGAAGCGCGCGGGTTAGCTCCCGAGTCGTCCGCCCCGTCCTGCGGGCAGGGTTCATGTAGTCCCGCATGGCATTAACCCAAGTTTGCGAGCGGGTCCTCTCCTGCCGAGCCTGCGGGCGGGTCCGAACGTTCCGGGGTCTCTGCGTCCGGGACGCCCAACTCCTCCGCCGTCGCGCCCACACGGTCCGCAATCTCCGCAAAGTTCGCAGCGGCCTTAATGCGCCCCTGGAGAACGTTCTTGCTCTTTGCCGGGGTCGTTACCTCGCCCTTATCGTTCTTGCGCGCCTCGTACTCACCCGGGATATAAATAGCGTCCCACATGGCCTTATCCGCGAGGTCCCAAATGAACGCCTTAAGTTCCGTGATAGGCGGATCAACATTAACCGTCTTGGTCTCGCCCGTTTCCTCGTCCTGGTACGTCACAGGGCGGATGATGTAGCCGTTAGGTCCCTTGAGGTTCGCAAAGGTGGTTTTACCGTCCTTACCGCCCAACTTATGGAACACCTCGGAACGGAACGCCTTGCCGAGCATTTGGACCATGTGCGTAGCACCGCCGCCGTGCGCTGCGTTCATAGCCGCAAAGAGCTTATAGAAGTTAGCTTTCTCGTTAAGGCTCTTGGTTTCCTTAACCGTAATGCGGTGCGGAATTTTCGTACCGTCCTCGGTAACGCGCGGCGGGTGGTTCGGGCCGCTCAACTCAAACACGAGGTCTACCTTATCGCGGAGGACCTCCTTGTTTTGCATGTTGAGTTCTTTGTGCTTGCCGGTCTCGAAATAACCAACGAGGCGCAGACGGGTAACGCCTGCGTTGGGCGGTGCAAAGTCTCCGCCGCCCTTCGTTTGGGTCATATCCGGGCCGGTCTTAGCTGCTTGTGCGATCAACGATGCGAGGTTAAGTGCTTGCGTCATGTGCTGTAGTCCTAATTAATGGATGGTTTGTTGCGAAAGGAAAGACGGCGTGTAGCCGTTCATATACAGGGTGCGTAACTCGGTTCGGAACTTATCGGCGCATGCCTCAAACTCTCCAGTGAAATTGTTTTCTTGCATCATTGAATCTCCGTGCACGGTAACGCTCGGCACGGGAACGGGAACGGTCCAACCGAAATACCACTCCATGAAATCGGACGCGGCCAACATGCAGGCATGCAGGAGCGCGCTAGACTCAAAGAGCACGGACTTATGGGCGTCCTTATAGAGCGCGTCGTGGACTTGATTAACCAGCAACGCGAGACCGCCAAAGTTCTTACGCTTATAGAACGCGCGGATTGCGAGCCACATAGCGGCCTTGGCCCACTCCCCGCCCGTACCCTGGACCTCGTAGTTAGCAATTTCCGTAGGGCTAAAGCTCTGCGGCATGGAACCACGTTGGATAGCCCACTTAGGGGCGGGAGACTCGCGGTACGAGTACACCTTGTTATCCGGCGTAACGCTCCAACCTTTCCCGAGTTGGCACATGAGGCCCGGTACGTCCGGGTGCGGTTGAATGTTCTGCGTAGGGCGGCGGGAAAGCTCGATACGCTTAGTCTTAGCTGCGTTGTACGCTGCAAGCTCGGGGTACCGTTCGTTTTCCGCCTTAATCAACGCCTCTACGTCCTCCTGCGCCATGCCGGTAGATTCCGCAATCTTTGCGGCCCCCGCGCCGTACGCACGCTGGAAAGAGAACTCCTTAGCGCCCTGCCGTTTCTTGGGCCAACCCTCACGCGGCGCAATACCTTTGTCCTTATCACCCTTACACCACAGGAGGGCCTCCTCGTACGTAACGCCCTCTTTCTGCGACACCCGGACAACGTGCATGTCTAGGCCCGCTTGCAAGTCCGCGATAAGTTGCTTACAGCCGGATAGGATTGCTTGGACGTATACCTCAAGCGAGGTAAAGTCCGATTGCACAATCTGCCCGTCCGCGCCGAACCGCGAGATAAACACGAGCTTTACTTGACTACCGGACTTGAGCTTACCGTCCTCGTCCAACTCGCCCTTAGGGACGTTCTGGAGGTTCGGGTTATTTGACGAGAACCGCGCCGTAACCGTGGACGTGTGGTTAATTGAGTGGTGGATAATCGAATCGATGCCCACAAGGGTAAGCATCCCCTTGTACTCACCCGTCTTTTCGTCAAGCGTTATGTAGTAAGTCCCGAGGTCCTTTGTGAGTTTCGCTACCTCTGCGAGCGTCTTAAGAAAAGGGATATTTCGGTTACCCAATGCCTCGATAACCTCACCCGCCACGGAGTACAACCCCTCGGTACTACTCGCCCACTCGGGCTTAGGGTCCGTGTGGCCCGGGAACTCGTAGAAGAAATCCCGCATTGCGGACTTAGGCCCGCGCGAGAGGTCCGGGACCTTAACCTTTTTGGTCTTGAGTTCTCCCGCGTTCTTGCCCGAACCATACCGGAGCGGCTCGGGTTGGTGATCCATGCGCCGCCAGTCCTCCAGCGGCATTGTTTTATGCTCTACCTTGCCGTCCGCGTTGGTCGTTTTCTCGTGCTTGAGATACACAACCTCCGCGTCTTTCTGGTAGTAGACGGGGTTTCCATCCTCGTCCGTAGTCGTTACGCGCTGCTCGTACTTAACCTTACCGCCGAAAATCAGCGGGGAGAGGTGGTACCGGTTGGACCAATTGAAGTCAAACGGGAGCGCATCGGGGAGGTAACCGCGTAGCTCGGTCGTAATCTGCTCTAGGCGTACTTGCAACTCGCCCGCGAGCTTGAGGCCAAGCTCCTTATTAACGAACATGCCGTTACGTTCCATTTCCACCGAACACAGGAGCGAACCCATGTTAAGCAGAATGGATTTTGTCTGCCCCGTCTTGCGGGCCTTGGCTAGTTGGCCCTGGAAAATAAGTCGGGTGTTACCAATATCCCCATGTGCACGGGACGCCTTAGGCACGTCCTCCCGTTCCATAGTGCCTATCAGGTAATCCATAAGCAGTTGCTTATCGATATCCGGCGTGTCTACCCCGGCCTCCCACAACGCCTTAACCTCGTCAATCTTTACGTTACCGCCGTAGGACACAACCATTTCGTCCATAGCCAACATTTGCGAGCTTGGCTCCATACCGCGCAAGAGGTACTCGGCTAACTGTACGTCCCACACGTTCCCGCCGTTAGCTACAAACTCCTGCCACGCCTCAAGGTTCTGCGGCTCGCGGAGCGCGTGTAGCAAGTCGAATTTAATATTCTGACCAACGAGGAGCGTAGTTCCTTTGAGGAGCTTGGTGAACCAATCGAACGGTTTAGCACCCCGTCCAAAGTACTCACCTACCGGGGCCTCCGTGGAGCGCGCCCACCCCGAGGCAACCACGAAGTTATCCGGCCAGAAAGGAGACCCTTTCCGCTTCATATAGGCTTTGGTCGTGGTCTCCACGTCCCATGTAACGTACGTCATTACAAACTCCCGAATTCAAACGAGAACGTTGGATATTTGTCCCGTAGGCGTTTCTCGCGCTCTGCGCTAATGTTCCCCCGCGTGCGGACGCAACTATCCAGGGCCGTACGTTTGAATTCCGCCGTGCCGTAGACCTCCTCCCCGTCCGTCCAGCACCGGCTAATGCTGTCCGGGAACTCGTTAATACGGCCCCACACGTCAAACACGTACAAGAGGTTGATTGACTTATCCAAGGTCTCGTACGCGAGCAACATAGACCCGCTGTGCGGTGCATACAGGGCGAGCATTTCCGGGTCAATGCACGGGCGCAGTGTTTGGCCGATAGCCTCCGTGAGGTCGTGGGCGTCCTGGCCGTTCTGCGAGATAAAGTCCAAGTCCTTTACCGGGCGGCCAAAGTACGTGTCACGCACGGCCCCGCCTGTGAGATAGACGCCCGGGCAGACTGCGCGCACGCGACGCATTAGGCCGCCGTACGTTTCGAGAACTAGGTTGCGGCCCGGGTCGTCCGTGGCTAGCGCGTATTCCGGGTCCGAGAGTGGGTCTAGGTGTTTGAGCACGAGATTGGATAGGTTAAACATGTGTGGCAGTACTCCTAATCAGTAAGTGAGTTCCTTGTACCGGCCAAGGAACATAAGGCGCGCAATGTCGGGATTAACTCCTCGCACACGCTCAGTAACAGTCTTGATACCCCGGAAGTCCGACCACGCTACGCGGTCCACTCCGTCAACCTCGGGGCGCGGCTTAGGCATCAAGTCCCGCCGCTCCGTAACCAACATGCGGAGGTCTGCCTCTTTAATCGCGGGGTCCAGTGGGTACGCCACGCCGAACCTATCGCAGATAGCGCGCTCTACCCTCTCCTCAATCCGCTTGTAATCCGGGAGGAGTCGCTTAAGCGGGCTAGACACGTCCCCAAGGTACGCCTCGGAGGCGTCATGCAGGAGGGCGGCTAATGCGAGGTGGTCCGGGACGAGAAACGAGACGTACACGCTATGCTGTGCAACGCTGTAGAACTCGGTCGTATGCCCGGTAAAACGACAGATACGGCTAAGGGACGTTGCTATGTCCTCAATGTCGATTGAGTCCGGGGATGCCTCGGTAAAATCAAAGTACCGGCCTGTGCTCGTGAGAATTTGTGGAGGGATCATTGCTTGCTCCTCCAGTTGGAGTACGCGGCATACGGGCTAACATAGCTATACCCGAGCGGAAGTGCGGAGTTTAGGTACGGTTTGAAGTGACACCACCACACGCCCACTTGCATATAAATGTGCGGTTTCATTTGCTCATATCCTCCGGGGCGCGGAACGATTTATAAACAGGATGCCGTGGGGCGTCTACCGTGCCGTGGTCGAAAAACTTAAAGGTAACGTAACGCCCCAAAAGCGAGGCTTGCATCTCCCAAAACTCGCTACGTTGCTGCGCGGTAAATCCAGTGCCAATATTGAACCGCACTCCTCCCCGTTCAACCACAAGTGCGCCAAGGGAACCCTTACCGACCAAACCCGCTTGCGCCGTACTACGCTCTGTTCTGCCTGTCGCGTTGCGTGTCGCCTCATTTTCATTTCGCATCTCCTCCTCAAACCCAACTACCACCGCCTCGGCGTCTACGAACCGCTTAACCTTGACGAGTCCGCCCTCGCGCTCGGTGGACCGTCCGTATTTGTATTCGGCGTCCCCGCTACGGATCATTAAGCCCTCGTAGCCCTCGGCCAGGAACTGCGCCTCTAGCGTATTGAGGTCGTCCATATGCATACAGGAATGCTGTGGGACCATCCGAATATCAATCTCGGGGTAGCGCGCGTAGAACGGGGAGACACGGCCTTCAACTATTACCGTGCGCTCGTCGTAGATAAACTCCGAAACGCTAGGGTCTACGTAATCGAACACATGGAAAGTGAAGTCTGGTTCACCTTTCTTCGCCATAACCGCCATGCTGTTTTGCATACAGTTAGCGTCCGTGGGTGAACCTACCGTAAGCTCCCCGTCCAAACCCTCCAGCAAGCCCGAGAACGCACTTGCAAACTCTTGGACAAGCGGGTTAGGAATAGGCTTGAGGCTCCGCGAGTACGCTACGCCGTCAAACACGACGCAGCGGATACCGTCAATCTTCGGGCTGGCCCACACAGGGAACTTGATAAGCTCGGGCTTAGTGAGCGTTGCGGCTAGGTTCGGCTTAAAGCCCTCGGGGATAGTCATTGCTGCACCTCAATGGACACGTCCCGAATATCCCCCCAAACGTCCAAGGACTCCCGCAAGCTATCCTCGAATACTTCCGCATCCGCGTCGGACCACTTCTCGCACGCGTCGTCTACGTCAACCACAAAAGTAACTTTGATTTTCTCGCTCACAGTACGTCCTCCAGGTAATCAAGACACGCCTCGTAGAAGTCGGCGTAAGCGTTAAAGAGATTGCGGAACAGGACTAAGGTGTGCTCGCTCATGCAACCTCCGCCTCAATGGCGGCGCACGTTGCCGCGTCTAGGTACAGCACGTCACCCGCATTAACTACTTGCTGCAACACGCGCGGGGATTCCATAAGCTCGTCCACCGCCACAACGGGACCAACCGAGCACACGTCCAGGCCCCACGCGCCCCGGTCATTCAGGACGCGCACCAACGTCCCTTTAAGGAAGTAATGGATAGGACGAACCCCGCCCGCGTACGTGGTTTTATCGCTCGTAACAATCGCGTACTGTTTCATGTTCCGCTGTACTCCTAAGCGTTTTCAGTTGGCATTAGCAAGCGGGACCGCTCACCATCGAATAGAACTTCTGCGTTCGGACTCTTGGGTTGCCCTGCCCTTGCGAGCTTGTTCTTAGTCAACCCAATCCACCGCACGCCGTCATACATAGACTCATTCTTGGACCCGAGCGTAATAATCGCGTCCGCTGCGCCCTGCTTACCCGTCTTAGAATCCTTGAGCATAGAGAGCGTAGGAAACGGCAAACCGTCCCCGTCTGCGCTAATCTGCGAGGTAGCGATAACAGGCGTGTCGTACTTAACGCCCATGAGGCGGCCCCACTGATAGGCGGCCTCTAGGATTTGGTCCGTGCGCTGTCCGCCGTTAAGCGTTTGGCCCCCGAACTTGACGTTATCCAACATATCGAACACAACAAGGCCCGGAGGACAGCGGCGCATAATGTCCTCTAGCTCGTAGGACCAAAAATCGTGCACGTCCATAACGCGGATACGGTCCAGGCCGCCCATTTTGATGGCGTACTCCTCTTTCAAGGTACCGCCCGAGGACTTACGGATAAGCTCGGCAACCGTTGCGTTTAGCGCGGCCTGATACATACGCTGGACGATACGGCGGCCCGGTCCCTCGTTGTTAAACCACAGCACGCACCGCCCGTGCTCGGGGCCGTAATACTCGTTGAACTGCGCGGCCATGTGCGTAACGATTTGAGCTACGCCCGTGGTCTTTCCTTTGTCGGGGCGGCCTGCGTAGATAACGAAGTCCCCCGGGCGGAGGCCTCGCATGGTGAGGTCCAGACATTGGATAGGCCAATGCAATCCCCTATCGTCCTTGTCGTCCGCGAGAATGTCCTCAATGTCCGCGTCTACCCAAGGGAGCCTACCTTTCTTAGCCGTGGCCGCCTCGTACCGGCTCATTTCGTCGCGCAGGGACACGTAGAGATCAATCTCCGCGCCCTCGTTGTACTGCGTGATTAAGTCCGTAATACGGTGCGCGCTCTCCGCTGCGAGCAACCGCTCCATAATCCCGGCCTCTAACGCTGCATCGCAGTCTTTATCCAAGACCTCCGCGAGCATTACCCGGTAAAGGGCTCGTTGCTCCTCGGTTAAAGTCGGGTGCGCAAAGGTTGTGAAATACAGGTTGAACGGCTCGAACTCGATACGCTCAACGTCCGGGAACTCCTTAAAGAACTTACCGAAGTCGTCCAGGATGAAAACGGACTTAGGCTCAAGGGCCGCTTTGGGGACCGCCTTAGCGAGGCGCTCGTATCGCTCGCGGTACCGCAGGAGTTGGAGTAACGTAACTTCTAAGCTCATATGTCTTTCCATACCTTGCGGTTACAGATCATGGACACGGCGGATATCGTTACGCCGTAGCGCTCCGCCAACTCGCGCAGTTTTGCGCCGCTCTGTCGTAGCTCGCGCATTTCAATAACCTGCGGCTCTAGCACCTTTGCGTAGCCGTTACGCTCGCCCCTTGCGCACCGTCTACGGGCTACGCGGTCGGCGGTGTTGTCTTGCGTCGTACCAAGCTCAAGGTGCAGGGGATTTACACACGCGGGGTTGTCGCACTTATGGCGGACCATGAGGTTATTGGGTATAGGGCCGTATGCAAGCTCGTAGGACAGGCGGTGCGCAAGGAACGCGATACCTTTAACTTTGAATTGGCCATACCCTGCGGAGGACTTGCCTAGCGGTGTCTCGATGCATCCGGACCTTTTGGGCGGGGCCGTGTCTGTACATGGGTGATCGAACGCGACATTAACCCGGCCGCATTTTCGGCAATCGTACATACTCATTTCGGGACCCTCATATAGAGCGGCGTACCGTTGATTGCGCCCGCCTCGCGGTACTCGTATTGCATCTCGGTCAGTGCGGCTAGCAACTCGCTAACGGTAACGGGCGGGTGTACGCCGTCGCCTAACCACCGTTCCGGGGACCTATCGCCCCGCCGTCCTTGCATCGCCTTGAGGCGGCCTATGAGGTCCTTGCACGCACTCATTGCGCGGCCTTAAATGTGAAGTCCTCAACTCGCCCGTCCGCATAGTGCAATTTCGCACGCTGCCGGAACCAACCGGCCTCCTCCACGTAGATTGACTTGCCGTATATCGTTGGAACGTCGTACCCGTCCGAGTCGTCAACCCAAAAGGACCAACGGTCCCCGCAGCACTCGCAGGAGTCGGAGTTATCGCAGAACGTCTCCGCCTTGGCGATAGCCTTCTCTGCGTTCTCGGCCTCGATAAACACCTCCTCACATACGTTCTCGTCCTCTACGAATGATCCGCCGCTATTGTTTTGACCAAAGCGGAACCACTTTAAGTTTTGAGTAGACATTGGATAGCCTCCCGGCTTAGTAATTTGGGGTCCTTTTCGGACACGATGTTGGTAACCTCCCGGCCGTACGCCCGGAGCGTCTTGTTAATCTTTGTTGCGTTGTTCTGTCCCGCTGCATCCGGGTCTAACCATGTGTAGACGGGCTTACGCGTCTTGATAATCTCGGCGGCGGTCCAATCGTTTAGCTTGGTTCCGAGCAGAGACCACGCAGCGAACCCCGCGCGGGATACGCGATACGCGCTAAGGAGGTCCTCGGTTAGAACCAGCGCGGGACCGTCCCCGTACTTGGCTATAAGACGGCGTTTGTCTACTGCGGGGTTGGTGTACTTGCGCGGGTTGCCCTTATCGAGCGTGCGCGCCTGCCAGTAAATGACCTTCCCTAGCTCGTCCCGAACGGGGAGCACCACCCGGCAAAGGTGAGGATTCCAATAGATTCCGAGGGTCTCTATTTCAGCGTTCGATATTCCCGCCTTGTAAAGCCACACGCGGGCCGTAAGCGGCCACGTACGCGGGTCTCTCTCGGCGGGTAGGGGTAAGCTAGGGGAGGCGGCTACGGCGTCCTCGGCGGCCCGTATACGTGCGATACGGGCGAGTTTCTCCGTGAGTGTCTCGGCGGGTTTAGGGTGGTAGGACTTATAGCCGCAACGATGGCAGTAAGCCGTATATCCGTCCCGCTTATGATTCAACTGGAGACAATCGCCCGGTCCACAGTCATGCGGGACCTTTCGAGTAACTCCCTCCGGTAGCCGCTCGGCGTGCTGTACCCAATCTTTCGAATCCAACACGCGAGCCTCCGATTAGTGCACTTTAGTTTCCGACAAACAGACCACGTTGTAGAACGGGTAAAAGCGGCGCGTACCGTCCCGCGTAAACCACACGCCCACGTCAGTGAAAGACGTATCCCAATCGTGACCGTACGTGTACATACCGCCGTTGGTCAGCGTGATATGCCAACTCCTGCGCATGCTCAGACCTCCAGGCTAACGCCGTGCTTTGCTGCCTCTTCCGCCGCCTTACGTGCTACGTCCCCTGCATTGATTGACGCGGCGTACGCGCGGTCCTGCATACGGTCTACGGCACGGTGTGCGGCCTGCGCCTCCTCGTCCGCCTTATTGACGAGCGCGGTAAGGGCGTTGATATGCAGGGACAACAGATACGCCCGGACATTCGCGCCGAACTGTGCGAGGCCGTTAATGATTGCGAGTGCGGTACGCGTGATTTTGTGCATGAGTAGCTCCTAGAGTTAGGCGGTAATGTCGCGGAAATAGAAAGCCGTGTCGGCGGGCATATCGGACGGGCGGTAAGCGTTGTTTATGTCGGATTGCTGATTAACTCCAGACGCGGCGAACGCTTCGCGTACCTCGTCGATAAGCCCCCGGCGTGACCGCGCCGGGTGACCGCCAACCTGCGAGATAACGTACATTACTACCTGTGCCTCCTCAAGGGTGAGCGTGAGAATTACCGCCGCCTCTTGCTCCACCACTTCCCGCACCTTGCGTTCTTGCTTGATTGCCTTAGCCATGTGTCACCCTTAAATGAGATTTGCGAGCGGGTCCGCCGCTGCGCTCTGCGGTGCGGTCTCTGCGCCGTACACCGCTGCAAAGCTCGCGGGTTGCGTCGTGTTGCGCTCCGCCTCGGCCTCCTGCACGTCCTTGAACTCCGCGATAACGTCCTGCGGTTTGATGCGGACAACCTGCACGTCCACGCCCTCGCCTTTCATAACGAGGATTACGCGGCCTTTGTCCGTGTCCACCACGTCCACCACCACGCCCGCAAACTTTCCGCGAGTCTCGCCCCGGCCAAACTCGTAAAACACAGGGCTACCCTTGACGAGGTTAGAGAGCGTCTCCTGTGCTGCGAGCGCTTGCTCTAGTTGCTTAATCTTTGCGTCCGCCTTTTCACGGATCGCGAGTTGGGCGGTCAGTTGTTCTTTGATGGTCTTACTCATGTTCGGAGGTACTCCTAAGTTTACGGGCAAGTTGGATAGACAAAAGGACAGGGGTTACGAGGAACAGAAATGCGCTACCTAGCGCTATCGACACGAGATAGCTACCGGAGAATTGTTGTACGGACCGTGAGTTGCCACGTAGCACACGGACCCGTCATCGGTAAAGCGTCGCACGGTTACACCGGAGGGAGTCGTGCCTACGTACTCCCCGAGCGGCGGCTCGTCCGCTGCGGCCCTCTGCGTGCAACCTTGGATAACTCCGCCCACCGCCGCGAGCATTGCGAATACGAGGAGAGCCTTTCTCATGCGGCCACCACCGTACGCGTCTCTTTGACCAAGTACGCGGCGGAGACAACCTGCGGGAGAAATTCGTAGCGGACGCCCACCACGCCCACGGACTCCACGTACGCACGGGCCTCGGTCTCGTTATCGAACCGAATAACTCCGCCTTGCTTGCCGTCCTGGTAGACGGGGCGTACGTGGACCTCGGTTTGTTCCTCAACACGTACGTAGCTCTGTGAGGCGCGGAGGTGGTGCGGGTAGCGCTTGAGGTACTCCTCAAACGCGACGTACTGTTTTCCGTCAACAACCGCAACCCTTGCAACTGTAACCACCTCTCTCAGTAGAGGGCCTTTCCACGTCCCCACGTCGCTAACATTGCGCACCTTTTGACCCAAAACAAATTGCTTGCTCATGTTCGTATCCAGTATTAATAGAGTTTCGGGAGCGGCTTGAGGCCGAGGGCGTACGCTGCGAATTCTGCGGGCGTCATGCCCTTAATCTGCACGTTTTCCATGCCTGCCTCTTAACAGGTTTCAAGCGTTGTCGTACGGGTAACGCGGCGGCGTGCTACCACCTGCGTAATCGTGTATTCCTTGCCGTTGTCCCCGAGGGCGCTAAGGAATGCCTCGGCGGCCTCAAGCGTGGGGTACTCGGTCGTCATGCCTGCAATGAGGAACGGGCCTGCGGCGGGTTGTTCGGCTTGCACAGGCTCCAAGGCCGCGAACTCGTAATTCCACTCGCCCCCGTCTACCACAACGGCGCACCCGTACGTGCCTACCGACACCACGCGGCCAACTTTGCCGATGTTCGGCGTCATGTACTCGTCGGACCACCAAATGTGCTCCTCGGACTTGCGCGCGATAAGCACGAAATCTCCCTCGTTGAACTTAGCGCGTGCCGGGACAATCTCGTATTCGTGAGCGTACAGGCAGTGGTCGTCCTGCGCGTCATCCAGCACGATTACCGAGCCTGTGTCCTCGTAGACTTCCTTGACCGTGTACACCGCGCCCTTACGGAGGTCACACTCGTCCACCAATGCGCGGACCTTGGAACCCACGCCGAGCACGAGCACGCGCTCCGGCGCAAGCTCATAACGATCCTCGCCCCACCCGTACACCTCATAGCCCGAGTCCATACGCACTCGCGGAACATAACCGCTGCTCGTAACGGTCCCCGTCTTGCCAACCTCCGCGAAGTCGCCCGGGAACGAAGTCACCGCCTCGGTGCTACCGTCTCCGTCCATGCCGTGGAACACAACGCGCGCGCCGTCGATAAATTTAAATTCGTTCATCTGTATGTGTACTCCTAAGTATTTGCGGGTGAGATTTAGCGGGAACGAGCTTGCGGGAACAGACGCGGATTCAGCGGGCCGCCCGGGTTGCGCTGGCTGAGGTTAAAGAACTCCTTAGCCTCGCGGCGGTGCGTGTGGACTACTTGCTTGGCCTCCGGGTGGGCGTTCAGGAATTGGCCTACCGTGTGCTTGCGGTCGATGTCGAATTTGCGTTCTTGGGTGTTGGTCGTGGTTTGCATGGTGTGGTCTCAGTGAAAGGTGGTTACTTCATGGAATGCAATGCGGCGGAGAATGCGCGATTTACTACGCTCGAAAACAGATTGATACGTGCCGTGGCGGTACTCGCCCGATACCTCAACCTCACTAATGCGGAATCCCTGATCGTGGGCCTCGGCGTGGAATTCTGGTGAGGCGAACCACTCCAACAATTGCTCAATGCTTGCAAAGCCAAAGTAGAAATCCCTGCGCTCGCTGCGCCATTCCAACGGTTCCCACCAAGCCCGCAATTCGGGGTCTCTGCACGGCCCGGGCGTGTCGTCAGTTTCGAGTCTGTAGATAATCATGGTTTACTAGTCCGCTTGGTGTCGGTACTGTTATGTATTCCTGATTGATTGTCAGTGCAGGATTGCAAGGGTGGAGCCTTTCGGGAGCACTCGCTCAACCTCTCGGGCCGCGTACTCGGTCTCGCCCGCGCAGTGGATAACGTGGGCTACGATGCATTGGCCGCCGTCTGTAATGGTCGGGTGCAAACGCGGGACCTCAAACCCGTAGTGATTGAGGATTACTTGGACGGCACGGAAAGCGTTACGGCTAGCGTCCGGGGTGTTGATTACGAGCGTATGGGACATGGCGTTACAGTGTTACCAGTGCTTTAGGGAGGTTGCTACCGTTGCGCCTACGAGTGCGCCCGTGTTGCCGTAATGCTTAACCGGAGGCGGTGCGCCTCGGTACACCGTAATGCGATGGCCGTTAATCACCTTGACCGTCCCGCGAGCTTGCGGGGTTTTGTGCTTGGGTTTCATTGCTAGTAGTACTCCCGCAATAGTTGCTCACGAGTGAGCGGTTGGGTTTGTGGTGCCGTAGAAATGACGTACCCGCCCGTGTTGACCTTGAGCGGTTTGTTAGACGTGAGGCCCCGGCGTGAGGCGTCCCGGGAAATGTCGCGTACTGCGTTGCCGTACGAGCGCTTGCGTTCCTCTCGTTCGGCCTTTTGGCGTGCGTGTGCCTGCCGCTCTACGCGGCTAGCTGCGGCGGTTGCCGATTGCTTGGCTTTGGAGAAATACAGGGCGCGCTTTTGGGCCTGAGTGAGTGCTTGCATTAGTAGAACTCCTAACGAGGTTGCGCAAAATAACTCCCGTGAATTAGCTTGCGTAACCCGTGTGGGTACGGCCCGGGGCTACCCGGGCGGCTAGGGTTCGGTTCTTTGAATTGGTACGTTCGGGCGGGAGAGCGGAGGATTCTAGACCTACACTACTTACCTACTGCGATACTTACCAATACACTAGTCCGTTCAGGGCGAGGACCCCGTACTTGTCTAGTGTTGCTACCTTGCTTCCCATCGGCTCACCTACCCTTTGGGTATCTCAGTAGCGTTTGTACTGCGAGTCGGTACTAGGCCCCGGCTACGGCTCTTACTGCTACTACCTTGCTTCTCTTTGCTCCGCTGCGTGTTTCGCTGCGTTGGTATGAACTTTAGACGGGTACACTGTTAGTGTCAACACATTCCGCAAAAGATTTTCTTAGAGCGTGCACTCTAAGCTACGGAGCGCTGTTCGTCGGTAGTTGCTACTCGTTACAACTTGCAACAACTCAACGAGTGCTGATTCTGCGTGTTTACCATTCGTCCGACAAGGGCCGAGCCGCCGCAAGTATTGACGGACACGAAATGTACCGTTTCCCCGCTCTCGCCCTGCTGGTAAGGCTCAGAGCGTCGATAAGTAGGCTTTTGGGTACATGTTTCGTGTAATCATATGAACGTAATGTATTGCTCACTTAAGGCGTCGTTAAGAAACATTCCACCCTCAAACCGGCTCAATTACGAGTTTTCCTGTCCTCTCGCCTACCTATCGTCGGAATAATTTTGCTATTTGTTGCGTTTGCGCGTTGCAACTGTTTCGTTGTTACCGAGCCGCAATCGGCTTACTTTTAGCGAACGGTAAGACATGCCTCTTTTGTCTCAAATCTTGTTGCATCTCGGCACTAGCGCTAGAGCGGGAACTTTTGCCCTGCTACAGTTAGCCCCGCCGCAAGGATTGACATAGAGCTAACCCTACGGGTACCCTATCGATGTACGCCATATAAACTACATTACTGACATGCCTAACGTTATTACCAAGTACGCCAAGGACGGACGAGTTAGCTACCAAGCAGTTGTCCGTGTGGACAAGGCCCGCCCCATTAAGAGGACCTTTCCTACCCTGGAGGAGGCCGAGGCGTGGCGTGTCACAAAGGACCAAGAATTAAGAGCGCTGCGCGATACGCCCGCTCACGAGTTTTCGCTTGCGGAGGTCATAGAGGACTACACAACGCTCCACCCCTCCACTGTCCCTCCGGAGCTTGTACAACACTTGTCTAGTGCTATGTCGCTCCCGTTGGCCGCTGTGGGTGAGACCTACGTACGAGAATTAGGCGAGGAGGACCTTGATACAGTGCAGGAGATAATCGAGCACGCCCGTAGGTATATGGGTGTGATGGTCCCGGAAAATATCGTGGTTGCTCTCCGTGCCAAAAGAAAAGGCCTCCCTTATCGGCCCCTCACTGCTTGGGAGGAGTCATGCTTGTTAGCAGGTTCAAAAGGCCTCGCTAATGATTGTCTACAGGACGTGTTAATCCTCGCTTTAGACACAGCATTAGTCCAACAGGAAATACTGGACCTCCAACATAATCAAGTATGTTTAGAGGAGAGTGTTATCCGCATGAGTCCCGCACGCATTATTCCTTTGACCACCCGCGCAAAGACGGTATTAACTAGACGCCTCGCAGATAATCACGGCCTCGTATTTTCTAATCTCCCTAAGAACACCGTCCAAACTGCCTTCATTCGCCTAAAAAATAAGCTCGGCTATAACGGGCCGGATTTTAACGACATTCGAAAGATTGCAATAACGCGCCTTGCAGAGAAAATGTCCATACACGAACTCAAGGACCTCCTCGGATACCAACGATATACCGCGCTTGAGTGGCTCATTGCCCTCCAGAAAGATTGATACGAGTACACCCACGAGCAGGCCCGGAGCTAACCTGTGCAAGGGTTTCAGGTTTGTAAGTGCACGCTTACAAGTTGGTCAGCAGACTAGAAGAGAAGCAACCTCGATAAACGCCCCGGTTGGTGCAAGGCCGATCGTTTGACTTCCTGAGGGATTATAGGGAGCAACCTATATTAAACCTAGTAATTATATGGAGTTCCCAATGGTTACTAAGGTATTCCATACCCGCTTACGGGGTAATGCTGGAGTACAGCAACGTAAGAGAATTAGGATTAGGGATAAGTACATTTGTCAGCATTGCAATATAGCTGTCCGTGTAGGAGAAGTAGACCATATTATCCCATTAGAGTTAGGTGGTACGAATAATGATAATAATCTACACCTGCTCTGCTCTCCTTGCCATATAAAGAAAACAGCTAAGGATAGAGGATATAAAGTAACCACAGGTTCTAACCTAGATGGTACTCCTACTAATCCAGAACATCATTGGAACTAAGACATATGAAAGTATGGGCCTGTTGGACTAGTGTTGATTGGGAGCTACTAGAGGTAGGCTCTAATCACTTGGTAGACGGTTGCTTTAAGAGTATGGACGAGGTTAAGGCTTACTGTACGCAGTATGGCTACGAGTTGGCTCTCTGAGTAATACAGTGTGTTCTCAGTGTAGAAATACAGTGAGTTATCCAGTGGTCATACTCAGTGGTAATCCATAGCAGGCTACGCCTAGCATAAGGCTAGCCCGCATTACCATATCAATATCGGCCTGTAAAGATATTTCGCTGGAATCAGTGAAAAATAGTGATAAACGTTGGTATATCACAACATCGGCCCGTTGTAATCTGTACCCATAGATGCAGGCTAATAAGGCGGGGGTAGTCGTAAATTTAGGCTATTTTAGCCGGGACACCGACTGGTCAGAGTTCCGTTATCGCTAAGTCCAAATAAAAGCGGCCTAAATCCCTCGTTTTGATAGTTTTGCCTTAACAAGGCCGAATCCCGTTAGATACGGGCTATGAACTATTTACACCGTCACCAAAGCTAATCCGTGCGGGTGTTTGGGTGGTATCCCGGCCCGTTATGGAGTAGCTCCGGCCTACCCCGAGCAAGTAGACGTAACGCCCTCGGCGAACGTGGCCCGCTTTATTCCCACGCGTACGTAACGCGCGTATATACGCGTAGCCCAATTATAGGAGTCCTCATGGCCCGCAAAAGAGCAGATAGCACTACGCAGGCCGTAACGGCTACTCAGGCGGCTATTTCAGGCCCAATTCAACCCCCGGCCCATATTAAGCTCAGAGAGGGAGACCTCCCGTTTTGGGAGGCTATTATCCTTGCCCGGGCCGCTGATACGTGGAATACGGCAGACTTGACCCATGCGGCTAACTTGGCCCGTTGCCAAGCCGATATTGTCCGGTTGCAGGGGGACATTGAGAAAGAGGGAGATACGATTGTCTCCGCCCGGGGCCTCCCCGTGGTCAATCCCAAGCATACCCTCGTTGAGACACTCTCCCGCCGTGCGGTGTCGCTCTCCCGGGCACTCCATACGCACGCAGAGGCCACACAGGGCCGCTCGCGGGACGCGGGGAATAAGCAGGCCCTGGAGAAAGGCCAGCGGGCCGCTGTAGAGGCTATGCGTGAGTCCGAGGAGCATTCCCTTATCCCGGGCCTGACGTTGCAATGAGGGTACGGGAGCCTACTAGCCCCGGCCCACGAAAGCAGACAATCCCCCGGACACGCGGAGAGCGCGCAATTGAGTTCTGCGAGCGATACCTCCGCGTCCCTGAGGGGGCCTTGGTCGGGCAACCTATCCGCTTTGAGGAGTTCCAGCGGGAATTTATCCTCTCGATTTACGACAACCCGCACGGCACACGGCGGGCCTACCTCTCGATTGCCCGTAAGAACGGCAAGAGCGCGGTTATCGCGTGTATTTTGCTTGTCCATCTAATCGGGCCTGAGGCCAAGCTCAACTCACAGATTGTCTCCGGCGCTATGTCCCGGGACCAGGCGGCCCTAGTGTTTAACTTGGCCGCAAAGATGGTGCAGCTATCCCCGGACATTTCCCCGCTCATTAAGATTAACCCCTCGGGTAAAAAGCTCGTGGGCCTCCCGCTCAACGTTGAGTACAAGGCGTTGGCCGCAGAGGGCAAGACTACACACGGCCTCTCCCCTGTTCTCGCTATCTTGGACGAGATAGGCCAGATACGCGGCCCGCAGGATGATTTTATCGACGCGGTAACCACCGCGCAGGGCGCGCACGCCGAGCCGCTCCTTATCGCTATCTCCACGCAGGCCGCCACGGACGCGGATTTGCTCTCGATATGGCTAGACGATGCGCTCAAGGGTGAGGACCCGCACACGGTAGTACGGCTCTACGCGGCCCCGCCTGACGCGGACGTAATGGACCGTGAGGGGTGGAAAGCAGCTAACCCGGCCCTCGGAGTGTTCCGTAGCTTGCAGGACGTGGAGGACCAAGCGTTACGCGCGCAGCGTATGCCCTCCTCAGAAAACACGTTCCGTAACCTGATTCTCAATCAGCGCGTATCTACGGTCTCCCCGTTCGTGTCCCGCAACGTGTGGGAGTCTTGCCGAGGCGTCCCCGAGCTAATCCCCGGTTCGCAAGTATTCGGCGGCCTGGACCTCTCGGCCCGTACCGACCTTACCGCGTTCGCTCTCATAGGCAAGCATGAGGGGCGGTGGAATTCCCGCGTATGGTTCTGGACGCCCGAGGAGGGCCTACGAGACCGCGCCAAGCGGGACCGCTCCCCGTATGACCTATGGGCCGAGCAAGGTTTCCTACGTACTACCCCGGGCCGCACAGTGGATTACGAGTACGTAGCCCGGGACATTCTGGAGATATGCGAGGAGTACGCCGTACACAGCATTGCGTACGACCGTTGGCGAATTGACCTCCTCAAAAAGGAGTTTAAGGACCTCGGCATAGACGCGGATACGTCCCACAAGGACGGCGGCCGCCTCCCTCTCGTGCCACACGGCCAGGGCTACAAGGACATTTCCCCGGCCTTGGACCTTTTGGAGTCCGAATTGGTAAATGGGCGGGTTACTCACGATGGTTCCCCGCCTTTGACCATGTGCGCGTCCAACGCGATTGTCCAGAAAGACCCGAGCGGCAACAGAAAACTAGACAAGGCTAAGGCCACGGGCCGCATAGACGGCCTCGTAGCTCTAACTATGGCCTTTGGTGCAACGGTGCTAGCAGCTAGCGACATTGAACCGGAGCGTACTTTCCAACTTTTTGCATTCTGACCTATGAGCACTAAGGCATTTTCCGCCGTGGTCATTAAGGGCATGGACGAGGAGGCGCGGGAGATTACCGGCATTGCCAGTACTCCCACGCTGGACCGAGTTAAGGACAGCGTTAAGCCCAAGGGCCTCACGTTCGCTCCCGAGGTCCCGCTCCTGCTCAATCACGACCACTCGCAACCCGTGGGTACCGTTAAATTCGGCACGCCCACGGATAAGGGCCTCCCCTTTACGGCAAAGATTCCCAAGGTAGACGAACCCGGGACCGTCCAAGCTCGTACTGACGAAGCGTGGCATAGCGTTAAATCCGGCCTCATTAAGGGCGTATCCATTGGATTCCGCCCCGAGGACTACGAGCCTAACGCAGCGGGCGGCCTCACCTTTACCAAGGCTAGCGTCCACGAATTATCCCTCGTTGCTATCCCGTGTAATCCCGAGGCAGTGATTACCGCTTTCAAGAGTTTGCAGCACGCCGAGGACACCGCGCAAGCGGGGGCCGAGGTACCGGGCGAAAACCCCGGAACGGCGCAAGGGGAGAACCCGGCGCAATCACCCGAGGCGGCGCAACCCCGCGTCTCGCTTCTCCCCTTTCTCGTCTAAATCAATAAGGACACCGTAGTATGAACATTTCGGAACAAATCAAGGCCCTGTTGGCTAAGCTCGCTGAAAAGACCGCAGAAAAGAACGCGTTTGTTGTCGCCAAGGGCGTAGACGCTACCCCGGAGGACGTGGAAAAGGCTAAGGGCTTCATGGCCGAGATTAAGGCAATGGAGGACCGCCTGGAGATTCTCAAGGACGCGGAAAAGTCGATTCTCGCGCAGGCTAAGGCGGTCCCGGCAACGGCGGACGGCGTTACGGTGATTGACCCGACGACTATCACCACCAAGAGCAACGCCCCCAAGGGCTCCTCGGTCGCTCGCGTGGCCCTCACGCTGATGGCGGCTCGCGGTAACCTCATGTTGGCCGAGCAAATGGCCGCAAAGCACTACAAGGACGATGCCGTTGTTAATGGCGTGGTTAAGGCCGCAGTGTCGGCGGGTACTACGTCCGTGGCAGCATGGGCCGGTAACCTGATTTACCCGGAAGTGTACGCGGCGGACTTTATCGAACTCCTGTACCCGCAAACGGTCCTCGGCCGCCTGGAGGGTATGCGAAAGATTCCGTTTAACGTCCGTATTAACGGTATGAACGGCGGTACGCAAGTGGGTTGGGTTGGTGAGGCTAAGAACGTTCCGGTTACGTCCGCTTCGTTCTTCAATGTCAACCTCGGTTGGAACAAGGTCTATGCTATCTCGGCGTTCTCGGACGAGATTATCAAGTTCTCGAACCCGGCAGTTGAAGCGCTCGTGCTTTCGAACCTCGTTGAGGCTACGGCACAGGGCCTGGACGCTACGTTCCTGGGTTCGGGTGCGGCTACGGCAGTTAGCCCCGCAGGCCTGTTCTACGGCGTTACTCCGGTTGCCTCGGGCGCAACGCTTGGCACTACGGACGGCTCGCAATCGGCCCTGGACCTTATCGCGGACCTGCAAGCGGCAATCGCTCCCATGATCGCGGCTAACCTCCCGGTTGGCGGTATCCGTCTGCTTATGTCGCCTGCCCGTGCTCTGCACTTGGGTTCGCTGCGTAACGCGCTCGGCGCTAAGTGGTTCCCGGGTCTGGACTTGAACGGCGGCACGCTGGAGGGTTTCCCGGTTATCACGTCGAATAACGTTGCGGGCAACGTGATTGACATTCTGTTGCCGAACGAGGTGTATCTCTCGGAGGACGCAGGCCCGGAAATTGACTTCTCGCGCGAGGCGTCGCTCATCATGGACACGGACCCGGATAACGCAAGCTCCAAGGCGGTCTCGATGTTCCAAACGAACCAAGTTGCGGTCAAGATTGGCCAGTTTATCAATTGGGCACCGCGCCGCGCCGGTATCGCCGCGAAAATCTCGGGCGCTGATAAGTACAAGTAATCCACTTAGAAGTACTAACCCGTGTGCCTACCCTCTCAAGAGGGTGGGTACCCTTCAAAGGATTTTATATGTTGGTCAAGGTTAAAGCCCTTCGGAGGGTAGTGTTGGACCGCGTGATTAACGCGGGGGACGTAGTAGATATGCACGTAGCGCTTGCCCGTTTGCTGTACCTCGCTGGAGACGTTAAGACGCACACGGAAGAACCCGAACAGGTAGAGCAAGCCGCCCCGGTGCGCCGTGGCCGCCCCCGAAAGGAGGCCTAATGGCTAATTTCATTACTAAGGCTATCTCGGGTTTGCGTAGGCGGTTCTCGGTACCCGTGGGTATGTCCGCCGTGGGTGCTCCGGGGTCCGCAGGGTTCATCCGAGAGCCTTACATAGGCGCGTGGCAACAGAACCAATCCCTCAACACGCGGGACGGCATGTTGGCAAGCTCCGCCGTGTTCTCGTGCGTGGACCTTATATCGTCGGACGTGGGTAAGCTCCGCATTAAGTACGTCAAGCTCGCGGAGGGCGTATGGCAGGAATCCACGGCTCCGCGATACACAAAGCTCCTCCGCAACCCGAACCATTACCAGACCCGCGCCCAATTTATCAAGGCGTGGGTAGCTAGCAAACTCACGCACGGCAACGCCTATATCCTGCTCACGCGCAACAGTGCGGGCGTGGTTATCTCGATGGACGTGCTTAACCCTAAGTACGTTGTCCCGCTCGTGGCCCCGGACGGCTCTGTGTTCTACCAGTGCACTATGTCTCCGCTGATGGTCTCCCCGTTAGAGGCTACGGTGTTCCCGGCCCGGGACGTTATCCATGATCGCGGCGTTACCTCGTGGCACCCGCTTGTAGGCCTCTCGCCTATCCAGGCGTGCGCGGCCTCGGCGGTGCTGGCAAATGCGATTACGTCTAACTCGGCGGCGTTCTTTTCTAACGCTGCCCGCCCCTCGGTGTTTCTGTCCGCCCCCGGCGCAATCTCCAACGAGACCGCCGCACGCCTTAAGGCATCCGTAGAGGCTAACTACAGCGGTGCGAACGCGGGCAAGGTCCTAGTAGGTGGGGACGCGTTAGCCGTTACCGAGTTGACTATGACCGGGGCGGACGCGCAAACCATTGAACAACTCAAGTGGACGGCGGAGGATGTGGCGCGGTGTTTTCACGTCCCAGGACACAAAATCGGCCTGGACGGCGGCGCACGCACGGCTAGCTCCTCGGCAATCTACGAGGCAATGTATTACTCGGACTGTCTCCAGGCGTACCTAGAGGACATTGAGCAACTCTTGGACTCGGGCTTGAGTCTCCCGGACGGTGCGGGCCTGCGGTTCGATACTCGCGGCCTCATGCGTATGGACGAGGCGGCGCAGCACGCGGCCAACGCGCAAGGTGTTGGCTCGGGGGTGGTGAAAATCAACGAGGCTCGCGCAACGCTCGGCCTCGGCCCTGTTGAGGGCGGGGATACGCCGTATCTCCAGCAACAGAACTACTCACTCTCGGCCCTCGCCAAGCGGGACGCTGCGGGACCTCCTCCGCCTGCCGGTGGCGGTGCGGCCACGGCACCCGCAGAGGAGAACGAGGACGATACAGAGACCGAGGAGGCCGCATGAGCGCGATAGACCCGTGGGATTCGCAATATCACTACCGACCAATCTGGTGCGTCTATGGGCCGGACAGTTTTCCAACGGTGTTCTGCTGCCAACTTACGCACAGTTGCGGCTCTCTTAACGTTTGGGGATACAGCGTTTATCGTAGGTCGCCGGGGTTTCGCACTGTGGGCCGCGAACTTGCCGGGTGGGTTGCAGAGAAGGGCGCGGTGTTCTTCGCGGAACAGTCCGGCGCGTTAGCGCACATTGCAAAGCTAACTACGCCAAAGGTGAAACGATGAATAACTTAGTTTCCCTGGACCAAGCCAAGGCGCAACTCCGCATTACGGATACCGACTCGGACGACGAGCTTACGTCCGTCATGATCCCGGGCGCGTCCGCTGTTGTGGCCTCGTACCTCAAATGGCCTACCGAGTGGCCGTACACGGCGGATACGCTCCCGGCACACATGGTTACGGCGGTGCTCCTCGTGCTCTCCTCGTTCTACGAGGACCGCGAGGGCGCTAACGACCCTATCGGCCCCGCCGTGGCGTCTATCCTCGCCCGTGACAGAGACCCGGCCCTCGTATGAGTATCCGCGCCCGTCCGTCCTCGCGCGTGCCTATCGGCCTCCGTGCGGGGACTCTCAATAATAAGGCGTCCCTCCAGCGGCGCAGCGCAGGGAAAGACGAGTACGGCCAACCCCTGGAAACGTGGGCCGA